CACCGCTTGCTTGCACATTACTACGGCAGGATGAAGCTGCTCCCGGTGTCACTACAGGCTATCCAGTCCACCTACATGACCTACTGCAACCACGGGAACGACTCGCCGATCCCGCAGTACAAGGACTATGACGACAAGTACTTCCTGTGCAGGCACCCGGTATCCCCTGTACGGTTCAGCAAGAAAGTGAACTATCCGAGACACTACAGGTACCGCACGGAGGCAATACTGCTTACCAGGTACCTTACGGAAAGGGACCTGCGCGACTGGCTCGACCATCACCTGGACGTGGCGAAGTTCGACCACGTGCACGTATTCGACAACGAGTCGCCATACGACGCCAAGGGCGTGTGCGACAGCTACGGGGATAGGGTGTCCTACCAGAAGGTATACGGACATCCAAGACAGTACAAGCTGTACGATGCATACATCGGTGCAATGTCTGCGGCCGAATGGGTGATGCCCATAGATGACGACGAGTACCTATGGCTGGACGGATTCGATTCGGTTATGGATGCCATCAGCTACTACAAAGAAAAGTTCGGACACCTCATGATGCTCGGCGTACGTTGGAAACACCTGTTCCCCAAGCATTTCAAGGAAGAACGCACAGGGAGCGTGCTGTCGTACTGCACGGAAGGGAATCCGGATCTCGCCAGTAAGTTCATGCACCTGGGGGACACCACCGTCAAGTGCATCGTGAGGAGATACGGGCCGGTCCACTACGAGGAGACCTGGGAGAACCCGGACGGCGGGCACGTCCCGAAGCACGGCTGTGCCGACGGTGCCACGCTGTGCGACGGGAGTACAGTAAAAGGATGCGGTATAATAGGATGTCCGGACAATCTGGACGACGAGCGGATACGGCTAGTTCACTGCCGCTATACCGGACCTAAAGACTGGGAACGGAGGTACGGGGGAGAAGGGGAGACCACGGTGTCCGACTCGTCACCACGGAAAAAGCAGTTCCCGTTCATGGAACTGCTCGGAAAGCTGGATTAGGTCATAAGTGCCTTTAAAATACCTTTGATTAAGTTACACTATAAATATGGAGCTGTAGGAACTGGGAAAGTTTGATGGTCATTTGTCGATTTATCTCCGACTCTCCAACTAAGATAACCTAATTCAGTTGTTCCTGAGCTTCCAGTACCATTAAGAGTAATCGATGAATTACTATACTTATGTACTCTGCTAGTCTGATTCGTAATTGATGTATATAAGATACCATTTACATAAGCATAAATAGAGGTTTGTGTATATACTACTGAGATATGATTCCAATTCCATGTAGGTCCACTTGGAACACTAACATATTTTTGTGTAGCACTGCTCGCTGAATGGTATGAAGCTCCATTATAAATATTGAATTGAGCATTAGTTACATCCCAAGGATTCATTAATAATAATATATGAGAGTCCAATATCAAAGTTTGGCATCCAAATAATCCTACATATGCTCCATTAACACCACCTTTCATCCATACTTCACTGGTTAATGAGTCAAATTCGGACTTATGGACTATAGTTTTATATCTTGTAGGCATTTGTGCAAAACTATAGGAAAATATAATTGAACCATAATCAGTATTAAATGGACCTCCACTAGCATAAGGTTTTAAATTAATCGATTTACTTTGTCCATCAGTATATCCATATACTCCAGGTTGGCCTACTAATGGGGTATCTGTTAAGGTATTAGAATCATAATTAGTGAAATCTGTATAGAATAGAAAATCTATATCCATCCTTTTACTAATGCTATTCGCTCCATGTGTCAGAATCATAATCACCTCCACTAAGCATTAGCAGTACCAAATTCGGCAATGGTCCAGCACTTACCAACGCAAGTGATTTGGTAATACTTGTCGGTGGCGACCGTAGTGCTGCATGACATGCTATGACGGGCAAGATATGCGGACTTCGGGCCGTTGGGTTGAATATATACTTCGACCGTAGCTGTGACACTAGCGGAACCTGCTGTAAATGGTTCTAGCTCAATAGCGAAGTTTGGTGACTCCTGTGCACTATCGTTCACCTTACACATGCATCTTAACACTTCCCCATTACTAATTGCGCGTGTTATATGTGTAACTGCATTGTTAGGAACAACGTCTACGTATGTAGGTACCCAATTTCCGTCGATAAGTATATATTCTAGCTGGTGACTGTAATCACTTCCGTACAGCAGTTTGCGCTGATACCCAGCTTCCACCTGCTGTGCAAGCGACGATATGGCAGAGTCTGTGTAAGCAACTGTCGAATACGTGGTCTTGATTTCTTGTCCGTCGGAGTCGGCAAGTGCACGTTCCGCATAGAATCCACGATCGTCGAGTGTCTTCCACAGAATCGGCTCGTCGTCGTATATCGGTTCCCCGGTCTCGTCCAGGATCGGGTCGTTGTTCTCGTCCAGGAGCTGTGTCGAGTTGCCGCCTACAGTGGCCAGCTGCTTCCACGAGCTGCTGCCATCGGACATGCCTACAAACAGTTCGTTGTCGTGTGTCGGTGTCGGAAGCGGATTCGCCGGCATGGCCCAGTACGGACCGCTGCTTTCATTGTATGTGAGCACCTGGCCAGTTGTAGTACCGTTATAGGGAACTCCCCAATAAGAATATGACCTACCGCCTTCGTCTGAATAACTGAAAATGCCAGCTGTAGCCTGTGTAGTTATCTGGAGATTATATACGGTAGAACCGCTGACCTTGTCAACCTTTGCTGTCAGTGCGCCGAGCTGACGCAATGTCTTCAACGCATAGCACTTATTGTTTCCAGCGTCCTTAACACCAACCGGTATGGTACCTTCGACGGGGTCGGGTAGCAAGTAACCCAATGCATCGTTACGGCCGACTTGAGTCAATGTACGAGGCGCTCCACTATATCCATACTGGTCTCTACCAACAGTAACGTGGAACATGCCATATACTCCCGATGGACTATCACCCCATACAGAGCTATAGTTCTTATCAAAAATCGGCGTATCCCAAGTACCATCACCCTTGAGGAACTTGTCCTTGTCTTCCGCTGCCGGGGAAGGAACTATACCGGATGAACCGGCAGTAGATGCGGTCGCGCCGGTCATTTCCGGAACGGTGAGTGTGACGTCGGCGCTAGCGTTCGCGGTGAACCCTGTGTCGGTCGCCTGTCCAGAGCCGAGCTGCAGCTTGAGCTTGGCGTCGTTGACCGTGGGCAGTTCGGCCTTGGTGGCATAGGTTGCCGAGATCGAGTTTCCGTCGGCGTCACCGACGGCCCTCGCCGCCTTCAGGCCCATGCCGTCGTACGTAGTCAGCAGGGACCCCCCGGTGACCTCCTCGGTACCGATTTCCTTCCAGGAATACGAACCGTTCCCCCCGCCGAGGATGCTCTCCTTTTCCGGCGGTATCAGCCCGCTGCCGCCCGTCCCGGCGATCTCCTTCCCGCCGATGGACACAATCTTGTCCTCGGCATCCAGGCCGAGCGACAGGGAGTTTCCGTTCGCGTCGGTGTCGGCCTTGGCCGCATGGAGCGGCAGGCTTCCTATCCCGGTGACCTCGTCGCCCTCGATGCCGACTTCCAGGCTGTTGCCGTTCACGTCGGCGGATGCCCTCTCGGAGTACTCGGAGTATTCAGCGGCGAATCCCTTCCCGCCGTACGTCTTCCATAAGTTCGCGTTCCTGTTTGCCATCTTGTCAGTTCCTTGAAATTTTCGTTACCCGCCGACCTGCTGGGCTTCCGGTATCACGTAGTCGTCGGCCACCCATGCGGCGATCCCGTCCAGCTTCTCCTTGTCCTCGCCGGACATCGCGCCGGCCACGTATACGGCCGGGGCGTCCCCGTTCGCCGGGGTGTATGACGCCATCGGGATGTCGACCGTCCTGTTCGAGTCGGGAGCAAGCGCACTGCCGTCCACGGACACGCCCACGATGACGTTCGCCTCGGCATCGGCCGGCAGGTTCGCCAGCTTTTCGGCATCGGCGTCGGTATAGTCGTTGCTCGAAAGGCCCTTGCCCTCGACCGCATCCACCTTGCCGGAGATGTCCTGGTGGGCAATTACCACGTCCTGCGAGAGTCCATCATACAGCTGGATAGTCTTCTTGGTTTCGTCGCCCTGTACGGCAGTAACGGACATCTCGTCCTTGTCTGCCTTTCCGGAAACGTCCTGGTGGGCAATTACCACGTCCTGGGACAGGCCGTCCTTCAACTGGATGGTCTTCTTGGTATCGTCGCCCTGTACGTCCGTGATAGCCATCTCGTCCTTGTTGGCCTTTCCTTCGATGTCGGCAGCCTGCAGGGCGGTGTCTGCCTTCGCGAGGGACGCCTGCACCTCGACGGAGAGGTCGTCCCCCGGAATCCCGTCGCCCGGTTTCTGGTACGCGCTGTCGGCCAGTGCGCCCTGTGCGGCGGTGGCAAAGTCGGAGACCGACTTAGTGCTGTCTACCAGGTTGCCGTCGGCGCCGATTGCGGCCAGGTTGCCCTCGGTCGCACCCGAAACCAGGTTCGCCTTGCCGTTCACTGCCTGCATGCTCGCGACGGATACCGGGTAGATGACCACTCCGCCCACAGGCACATCGGAAGCGTCCACGCCGGTTACCAGGCCGTCCGCAAACGAGAACGGGTTGTTGAATGACGTGCCGTCCTTGCGTACCGCCTTGTTCGCCGTGCATATGGCCGTCGGTACCAGGCTGGACGGGAGCATCGTGCTGTCGATTTCCAGCCACACGGATATCTCCGCGCCGGAAAGCACGCACCTGATGCTGTTGTACGGCCTGGTGACCGCGGTGCCGGTGTCGTCCATTGTCCTGACGACGAACGACTGGGTACCTTCCGGCTCGACCAGCGCGCCCGTGCCGTCTATCCAGAACTTGCCGGAATACGTGCCCACGCTCGGTCCGAAGGATAGCGTATCGAACATGTAGATGTCGAACGACAGGTAGACCGACGATACCCCGCCGATGGTCGAGGCCATCGAGGAAGTAAGGCTGGCAATCTTCATGAAGTTCTTGCCCGCGCCTCCGCGCTTGAAGGCGGTATACCCGGACACGATGCCGTCCTCGGCGCCCCGCGCCCTTGTCGCCTCGTCGGCGATGGCCTGCGAGAGCGCGCCCTGGCCGCTCACCCTGGCCGCGGATTCTTCCGTAATCAGCCCGGACAGCTCGTCGCGGACGCTCTTGACCGCGAGCGAGGTGGCCGCGGCCTCCTCGCTGTCGGAATCCACGTCGCTGCTGAGCACCGTGGCGCCGGCCACCGACGTGGTCGCGACCGGGATTACCACGGACGTGCCGTCCTTCAGTTCGCTCCCGGAAGGACCGATGCGGACCGACTGCACCGCCGTGTCGGCAACCGCGCCCTGTGCGGCGGTGGCGAAGTCGGTGGCGCTTGCGCCCGAGTCGGACAGGTTGCCGTCCGCGTCAAGGGAGGCCAGGTTGCCCGCATGCGCACTGGCCACGCGGTCCGCCTTTGCGCCGAGCGCCGTAGTCACCGCCGTGCTCACCGGCTTGTCCATGTCGGAAGTGTTGTCCACGTTGCCAAGGCCGATCGCCCCGGCGTCAACTGTGACCGACACGTCGTCGGCCGAGTTGGCGGAGAACGTGACCGGCTCGGAACTTCCCACCTTGATGCTCAGTTCCCCGTCGTTCACGACGATGTCGCCCGGGAACCGGATGATGCCCTCGTCCACGGGGAGAGGTTCGCCCTCGCCGATACGCGCGCCCGTCACCACGGCGGTGGACGGGACGCCCGAATCCACCGGGTCGCCGTCGGAGAACATCGCGAGGTTGCCGTCCACGGCACCCGTGTCGCGGTCCGCCTTGCCGGACAGGTCGACATTGACGGACCTGCCCTCCACCTCGAGTGGGACGCCGTCCACCTTCACCGTGTCGATCACGTTCGGTTCGGCACCCTCGGCGATGCCGTCCAGCTTGTCGGCATCGGCATCCGTGAAGTCGTTGCTGGAAAGTCCCTTGCCTTCCTCCGCGTCGACCTTGGAGGCCAGCGCCTCGGCGACCGCGCGCCCGGAGACCGCGTTGCCGGATTCCGGGTCGACGTAGCCGTCCACTGCCGGTATCTGTTCAACTACCCGGCGGTACAGCTCCTTGGCACCCGCCTTCCCTACATACACCTGCTCACTGGCCATCGTTCACCTCGCCAATCCATGCGTCCATCTCCTCCACGGTGCACTCGCGCGTGCCGCCCATGGGCTTCCACGTGCCGTCGCCGCAAAGGAACATCTCCCGTTCGGATACCCTGGGTGCCGGGACCGTTCCCGGCTTGCCGTCTTCCCTGTCCGTCGCTCCCTCGAAGTCGTAGATGCCGAGGGGGGACTCCGGCGTGCCGTCGCCGTACAGGATCCCGTCGTTCTCCGGGTCCACCGTGACCGGCCACTGGGTCGAGGACACCGTATAGGTCATGTGGCCTATGTGTGCCGACGGTTCCACGCAGACATGCGTGCCGCCCCTCACGATTACGTTGGGAGGGTTGCGGTACACCTTGGGCGGGCACTGGTTGCACGGGTCCATGGGTTCAGGGGGGAACGGGGGCATCGGGCCCGGGGGGAACACGGGCACCGGGGGCGGAGGGGGCATCCCCACGTCTGGATACAGGGCGGAAGGTACGTATTCCACCGGGCCCGGCTTAGGGGGCGGAGGGGGCTGATGACAATTACACCGTTTCATATCCGGCAGTTTATACCCGTGGCACAATTCGGGCACGGTGCCGGACGGGACCGTTGGCCACGGATGTCCCCGATATCCCCGATACCCACGGGATATAAACTAAGGGCATGATTGGGATTGTTGGACATTGGCGCGGATTTGGATTGATTGTTCGCCGGAGGCGAACAATCAATCAATCAATCAATCAATCAATCAATCAATCAATCAATCAATCAATCAATCAATCAATCAATCAATCAATCAATCAATCAATCAATCAATCAATCCCATGTAGTTGATACATGGAATTGTTCTGGTTTTGTACCAGGCCTCCATGCAAGGTCTGGTCTTTCTTATTATGGAGGAAAATCATATGTCTAGCTTCCTGGATTCCACTGGGCTTTCACGACTCGTATCGAAAATAACAGACTACTTCGCAAAGAAAAATGGCACCTATCCGAATATGAAAGCTAGTCTGAATCGTATTTCTTTGTCAGCCAAATATTGGTACAAAGTCTTGGTCTTAGATACCGGATCAGCCGAATGGATTGGAAAAAGTTCGATAATCATGGTTAATTCTAGTTCATATCAGTGGCTAGAAGCACTGCAAGCGATTATTAGCGTATCGAGGCAGGTACATGGAAATGCCACTCATAAGTTGACCATCAGTGCTTCTTATGATTTTAATACTGCTAATATTTTAGGTATAGTAAATGGAACTGCTCTCGAAGTTTGGATATATAATAGTTGGAATGATTCAAATACCTTAACAGTAACAGAAATCGTACCAACAAACTCAGGTAGTAGTAACTTGACTGACGGTTCAATATATTTATCCGATTCAGATTTTACAACGTATAAATCGGGTAAAACTCAAGTAACGGCCTCTATGGACGGTGTTTATTGGAATAAGGCCAGGACTGCTTTGGCACTAGACAATCTCGACCAAACCGACGGAGCTGCATTATATCTGCTCGGTTATATGAATGGAGATACGTCAAAACGTTCAAGAAAAGCCGTAAATTTTTATTCATATCACGATAGTACCAATGGTACTATTGTAGTCATGGGTAACCCAAGTGGCTCAGGAGTAACCAATAGAGGTATGCTTAGACTTGCATCAGGAAATAGTCATTACACCAATATAAGAACCGCCGCATCTGCTGGCGACGATAGAGATACTGTTATAGCAATGCCTGTACTCGGTTACGATAGGGTTATTCCAGTTTACCCAGCAACAGGCAGCGGCGTTGGTTCCACATCTAATCCAGTGTATGTGACCAGTGATGGTACTATTGCTCCGACAACAAAAGTTACGACTGGAATTGCCATCAATACTAATACATCATTGCCGAACGGCACCGGTCTTGAAAACGGAGCAATGGTGAATGTATGCAACGTAACAAACGCTCCTATTTCTGTCAGCTACGATGGCTCGTCTGTCGGAACTGTTGATGCCCGTAAGGTCGGATGTTTCGTATGGTACAACTACGCATGGCACAAGCACGACTTCGAATAGCCGATAGGTAGTAGAAGTAAGCGTAATCTACCTACTCTATTACGCTTACGCCTACTACCTACAGTCATGTAGATGTTACGTCGATATTTTTCATAATCAGTTGACGATTCTAGGGTTATTGCATTGCTACGTGAGTATAGACTCCCTCGGTTAATGTGACTCCTGTTGGAGCCGAACTACCTTCATACGTTATTTCAAGTTCTGCCCCATCGTATGAAATAGGTCTCACGATACAGCCAGTTACGAAAGTGTTTCTCCAAACAACTAGATAGACATAATTACTATCCGAATAATAATAGAACCTAACTTTTGATGGAGTCGTATTTTTTAAATTAATACCACAAGCCATCAGAGAAATATTATTGCCATAACACTTTAGTTCTACAATCCACTTACCCGCCGGAGAAGTTGTTTGCCACTCGGTCATAGGGCCAAACTCTAATGTTATGTTTCTGAAGTTGTTTGATGTAAACGGACCAACTTTAGCGATAGTTTGGTAAACAGCACTGTTACTAGAATTGGCAAGTCGAATAGACGGTATACCAGCCTTAATCTGGCCATTGGAATCTACGTACACTGGCGTAAATGCGGAACCTACTGGTCCGTTAGCCAAATTGATATTTATATTTTTCAAATATGCTGGTGCAAAGTCAATCAAACCAGAAGGTAAAGTGCTTGAAGAGTTGTTTCCAACTGTCACAGAACCTTGAATTTCGATAAATTCGACTCTTGTTCTTCTTTCTGATGAATTGCCAGTAAACTTGTCAATCAACCATACTTCAGTATTATCGCCGACTGTCTTATAGCAAAGCTTGTACCTATCCTCCTTAGATGCGGATACGGTGTAATACATGGTGCCATAGCCAACGGAATTTGCTCCTATACGACCATATAAAATGAGTGGACTTGGCATACTCAAAGATGTATGTACCCTGAATGATATAGTTCCTTTTCGGTCATTAGTGTTGTTAAAACCAGCTGTAAACAATAGAGTGTAACCAAAAGCTGATGCTGATGAAACACAATCAGTCTTTCCATCCAGAGCGGTCTTGATAGTTCCCGTGGATGTATCATAGTTCTGTGCTGTGCCAACAGTCATATTCGAATAGGTGCCGTCCTTCTTGGCGAAGTAGTCTGTTATTTTCGATACTACCCTTGAAAGGCCGGTGGAATCCAGGAAGCTAGACATATGATTTTCCTCCATAATAAGAAAGACCAGACCTTGCATGGAGGCCTGGTACAAAACCAGAACAAATCCCTGTATTAACTACACGGGATTGATTGATTGATTGATTGATTGATTGATTGATTGATTGATTGTTCGCCTCCGGCGAACAATCAATCCAAATCCGCGCCCATGTCCAACAATCCCAATCATGCCCTTAGTTTATATCCCCGCGGGCACCGGTGGCACCGGGACACCCGGCGCACAGGATCCCTATTTCGGCCAGCCCGGACAGTTCCCCGTCCATCAGTTCCGCATCCGCGCAGCATCCCCTGTCGGCCACTGCGGCCACGCACATCGCGTACAGGTCCATGAACCTGTCCATGTCCATCGTTTCCATCGTTTCCATCCGTCCCCTCCTTCCGAAAAAAAGGGCCACCGTGTCGCCACGGGGCCCTGTTTCAACTAAAAGCATCCGAGGGAGTCGTATATGTCGATGATCTTTCCACGGGTCATGGTCGGACTGCCCGTGGCAGTCGCGGCGTAGGTAGGTCGGCAAGGCGTTGTTGTAGCGTCTCGTCGGCTTCATATGTATGTTTTCCTTATATCGGCGCGTCCTGGAATTAGGTGCAACCGGTGCAAAACTAGTTTATTTCATACAGGAATGATGGGATTTCCTTACATGCGGTGTAAAATTATGAAAACATTACAGAATTCTTACACATTTTGGCAGTTTTGTTTTCAAATGTTTACAAATGAACGGAAAATTTGGCAAGTTGCCAGGAAATGGCCGATTTGCTATGTTTGTAGATATTCGAACCATTTCAAGGATTCAACATATATCGAAACTTTTCGGATATCACATGGGTAAGACGACAAAATATTTCTGGACACAGAGCCGGCTGAGAAAAACGTCCATCGAGGAATGGCTGTACAAGTTGCAGCTCGCACAGTACAGACTGGATATCCGGAAGGAAACCACGAGTTACGGCAACCACGAGGTCATCTTCCATCAACTGTTCTACCACGGGCTCATGATCGCCGAGATTGCTGAAGTAGGACAAAACGAGTTCATACTGTCCAGACTGAACCGTGCCCGCGCGGAATTTAAGGGAAAGGACATGTCCACTAGCGAACTGTTCTGTTCATCAATCACAACAATGCAGGTGCTGGACATCAGGCACAGTTTCGGTATGTACACCATCTTCAACCTCAGGGAACAGCTTGGCAAGAAGGACAACATCGGCTGGATACTGCGGCGAACCGACGAGTCAATCGGCCGGTTCATCAAGACAGTCCACCTGTCCATGATGCTCGCGCCGTTCCACGACTTCGACGTGCACGGACATGCGATCAGTGGCCGCCTGTACCTGAAACACTGGAAGATCATGCGGAATGCGGTTTCCAGGCCACTGTGGTCGAACCACCTGATTTCTAGGCTGACCGGGGCCAGGTGACTAAGCTTGGTTCCTAGGCACATATGCGAAAAATGCTGCACATTCGTCATGTGCAGCATCATGCCGCCGGGGAGGCGGCTGTTTTAGTTATGTAGAATGGACTACATTAATCAATGTCAATAGTCGTAATAGTCACTACACCGTAAGTGCTAGCAGCGGCAACAGGAATGTCAACCACTTTATTTGCATCCGGAGTAAGCGCTGTACCATTAGACTTTACGCCCTGAATAGCAGAGTCAGCCTTGACGCCCTGATCAGCAGTAGCAAAGTCGGCGGCCTTGCTTCCGCTGTCTACGATAGCGCCGTTAGAGCCGAAGCCAACGAAATTGCCCTGAGTGGCACCGCTAACCGGCTGGAGAGAACTATCAGCGAGATCCAAGGAGGCGTTAACGGAGGCCGACAGGTCGGATTCCGTGATGCCACCGCTCGGCAGCGTGTACTTAGAAGCCGCGAGATCATAGGCATCCTTCACGGCCTTCGGCGTGGCTGCCACGCTTTCGACGGTGGAGTCATGTGCGGAGCTCAGGGCGACGATGCCGGCGACACTTGTGGAAGCGGTCGGGAGGGCAGCCTTGGACGGGGTGATTACGCCGTTTGCATCCTGACTAATGCCGGAAATGAATTCCGTTGCGGTACCTGATGCGGTCGGGTCACTTACAGCCGTCTGCTTCGTCTTGAAGTCACTTGCCTTGCTGCAGGAGTCGGTTAGGTTGCCATTAGAATCAAGTCCAGCAAAATTACCAGCAGTTGCGCTAGCAACCTTGTCAGCCTTGCCGGCGGTAAGGTTCTGCACGTCGGTTGCATTGGCGGTATTGTCGGTCGTGATATTCACGGCGGTAACAACACCATCAACCTGCGTCACCTTCACCTGAACGTTGGTGCCATCGGTAGAAGTTTCTTCTGCATCGAGCGCTCCAATAGCATCCGAAACGGTAGACTGCGTAGCAGCCTTGTTGCTAGTAGCATTATAGGTACCTTCGAAGGTAATCGGGTCCTGCTTTCCATTCGCAAGGTCATAGGCGGCCTTCACAGCATTCGGGGTAGCAGCCTTGGTGGTGCTTGTGCTGGCGTAGGAATCTTCAAGCTGAACCACACCCTTCTGGCCGGTGGTACCGTCCTGAATGTCATTCAGGGTAAGGGTCACTTCGCCGTTTTCATTCTGGCTCATGGAGGCAACGCCCTTGAGGGTGCCGCCGGTGACGGACACGGCTGTCTGCTTGGTCTTGTAGCCGGACAGGTCAATGGAGGTTTCACCGATGATTTCCCAATGGGCGGCAACGGCAGGATCGGTTTTTGCCGGAATCCAAATCCATTCCGTATACGGGTCCGTGGCGGTGCTGGAAGAATCCTTCGTCAAGTAAATGACTTTGGTTGACGGGTCAGCAACATCCGGAACCGGATCTGTGCCGCTCGTCAGCGGAACCACTTCGAAAGCACCGACCGCGGTAATTTCTTGTTCGATTTCAGCAAATTTGTTGTCAATGTTCACGCCTGTAGCGGTCTGCAACGCGCGTTCGGCATACAGTTTGTTGCCATTGATTTGTTGTACGTATGTTGTACTCATTGTTTTTTCTCCTAGGAATTAAAGAAGTTCTTGTATTTTGTTATAGGTCGACGGTAGTGATGTCCTGCACAATTGGATCTTCCCATACGTACTCTCCGTCCTCGTTCACGGTGAGCACCTTCCCCCTGTCGCCCACTGTGGCCTTGGGGACCTGTGCCTCGACGGCCTCCTGTGCAAGTGACAATGTGACGACCTCGACGCCCCCCACGGTCTCGGTCCTGGCGTCTATCTGCCCCGCGGTGCCCTTGATCACAGTCGTACCCCCGCCGCCACCTCCAGGCGACACGGGCTTGAGTGCGGAGCCTACCATGATGTACAGGGTCTCGTTCCCGGAGCACCATCCGAGGTCGCCGTTGGACATGAGCCTGTAGAGTTCCATCATGGTCTCTGCCACGTACTTGACGTTGGCGTTGCCGCCTTCCTGGCTCCCGCCGTTGTTGATCTCGACGACCTGGAAGGTGTCGGGGCTGAAGCCTTCGAGCGGTTCGACCATGCGGAAGAACAGTGACTTGACGCCGCTGCTCTGTTCCCACGGGACGCCCGGTTCCTGTGTGGGCCTTGCGGACTGGAACTGGACGTACCTCTGGACCATTGAATAGGCGACGCCGTCGAACCTGTAGACCTTCCCGGAACCGCGTCCCGGGGCCAGGTTCAGGTACAGTGAATTCGCGTCGCCCTGGATAACCTTTGTGCACGCGGCGTCCTCGTAGAACTTGCCGGTGCCGTATGAATAGTAGCCGTGCACGGTGCCGTCGACGATCGAGTCGTCCTCGCCGTCCACGCACCTGGTCACGTAGTTGTTGCCTTCGACCCAGAGGTACCCGATCTCGGTCAGCTGGGCGATGACGCCGCTTCCCTTGTTGTCGAGTAGCACCACCGGCATGCCGGACATGAACGCGCCCCAGGTGTCCCTGAGGTCGGTCGCCCGGCCGTACTCCACGCGGTCGTAGGTCAGCGCAACGAATGTTCCCGGGGGGATTCCGCCGTCGGCAAGGTTGCCCTCGGCGTCCAGGGTGGCCACGTTGCCTTCAGTCGCATTTGTGACCTTGTCGGCCTTGAGCGCCACCGCGGCATCGTCGGAGGCGATGTTGTGCCACCTCCCGCCGTCGACGACGTACGGGGCGTAAGTGGTCACGCCATCGACAGTGGCACGGAGGACATACAGGACCTTCCTGGCCGAGGATGACATCATGGAGATGTCGGGCAGGGCGTCGACAATCCGGTACCTGTCGTTGAGTCTCGAATAGAGGAGCTTCAGGCCGTCCTCGTCAAGGTACTTGATAACATCGGTCGTCGTGGCGGACATGCTTAACCCTCGTTGTCTAGTTTGTCAAAAATCTCGTTGAGTTCGTCCTCCGTGTACGGCTCGAGCACCTGGCCGGGTACCGGCGGGTACGGGGGGTACGGAGGCGGGTACGGGGGATAGGGTGGATACGGCGGAGGACACGGCGGGACCGGGGGCCTCGGGGGTACCGGGGGCCGGACCAGGCCCTGCGGACAGGGCTGCGTCTTCGATGCCTGCGTAGTAGTTCTTTGCCTCATGCCATCAGTTTTATAGCATGGACAGAATTTTTGCCTGAGGCCGGACCACGGGTGCAGGACCGGGAAAACTATATCAAAGCGGGGAGGGAACGGAAACGGGGAGGGAATGGCCCCGGATGGCCAACATGTCCCGGAAATTAACGACATATATAAACTGGAACATAAAGCGGGACGTGTTCCCGGGGATACATTTATTAAAGAGAGGGACTGTATGGCCAAGATGAGCCAGTACGAGAACTACAAGACGGAAGGTGGAACCCCGTACAGTGCCGAGGAACAGGCGACATTCGAGTCCACCGGCGTGGTGCCGGTATCCGGCAAGTACCACGACGGGGACACGGACATGGTCACCAAGACCATCGGCCTTGACGAGATCATCAGCAGCGGCTTCCCGGCACATACTCAGTCGGACGCCGGCAAGGTCCTCGGGGTCAGGGACGACGGCGAACTGGAATGGGTCGAGAAGCTCCCCGAACACGGCTTTTCGGACAAGGACAAGGTCCTTACGGTCACCGGGTCCCACGGGGACGCAGTGGAATGGGTGACCCCGGGCGGCGGTGGCGGTGGCGGAAATATCGTCATCGCCAAGGTCATACTGCAGGACGCCGACGACGAATACAGTCTGAACTTCATCTCCGGTACGCATACCGTAAAGCAGATCTACGAGTTCATCAATGCCGGCGAGACCGTAGTCAATGTTCAGGTGACCATTCTGAATGTTGACAACAGCACCAGTGAAATCGATATGTTGTCGTGTTGCTCTATTAAACCAGGAATGGGCATTCATGACGTATTCCTACTCGGTGCAGCCGGTTCAGGATCATTCAGCGAGAACAGAGATACTGCAATGCTAATCGGTAGCTGGTATGATGATACCGATGACGGTACTTGGTCAAATTTCAACAACACGCCGATCAACTCACCCGAAGCGGAACCAGCTGGCGAATAGTTACCCGACTACTAATATAGGATGAACCCGATCTACCTGAAATACGGCAACAACATGCTGCTCGACCAGTACTACAGGCCGGTTTTCAGGTACGGGCAGACCTCGATAGGCGGACGGACCTACCTGACCGTCCAGCTGGGCGACCAGGAGTGGCTCGCCGAGAACCTGGACTGGGTGCCCGAGGGCATCACGGACCAGGGGAGCTCGACGGCCTCCGTGACCGTACCTTCCGCATGGCACTATACCGACCCCGACTTCGACAGCGGATGCTTCTACAACGGCCCCTCGCTCCCCGTGCTCCAGGGCCACCTGGACTCCGCCGTGCTCTGTGACACCGGATGGCGTGTACCTAGCGTCGACGACATGATGGCGCTCTGCTACCGTGCCGGCGCCGACGTGAACTTCTACGACTACACCGAGGACCCGGACGTCACGTACGATACCCTTCTCGCAAGAAAATACTGGACGAGCAACACGGGCACCGACAACTTCGGCATGTCCCTGCTGCCCACCGGGTTCAGGTTCTTCAACGACGGCTCCAGGAGGGGCCGCGGTAATATCACCAACCTGTGGACGATCTCGACATCAGTCGAATGGGACGCCGAACCAACCGACCTGTACCGCATCACCGTCAACATGCCGTACGGGAGCACAAGTGTCTTCCTCACGACCGCGATAGCGTCGGTACCGGCCATGACCAACGGGTTCAACGTGCGCCTCGTGCGCACCGTCGAGGACGCGACAAGGAAGGTGCCGCTAACCAGGAAGATTGGCAGGAAGTTCTACCGGACGATTACGGTCGACGGCCTGGAATGGATGGCCGAACCGCTGGATCTCGACGACGGGGGCGCCGGCATCGTCACCAAGAATGGCGGCGCGTACGGCGGGACCAAGTACTACACCTACGAGGCCGCGGCGCGTGTCGTGACGGCTATAGGGTACGGGTGGCGTCTCCCGTCCGCCGGTGACGTCGCGGCACTTGCCAGTGCAGTGGGCGGCGTGCAGGGAGGGAACGGGCTCAAGTCCAACTACGGATGGAAGAGCGGAAGGAACGGGACCGACACCCTGGGGTTCGCCGCGCTCCCCTGCGGCATATACTCCGAGGCTGACAGCACGATCATCGACACCGGGGAACAGTTCGCCATCAAGGGCGCCCAGGTCGAACAGGGCACCACGGCCACGTATTCGCTGGTAGACAACAGCGGAATCCTCATCGAGGGCACGGCGACGGAGGGAACGGGGCACACGTTGCGACTCGTGCGTGATTTGTCGGCCAGCACCACGGTCATCGACGGAAAGACCTACCGGACCGTGACAATAGGAAACCAGGAATGGCTCGCCGAGAACTTGCAGCTGGACGACGGCGGCACCGGTGTCATGACGTTCAATAACGGGTCGTATTCCGACGGGGAAATCATATACCAGCATACTGCGGCCAGGCGTGTTGCCGCATCAGTAGGAGATGGATGGAGACTTCCCACCAATGCCGATATAGAAGCATTGTGTAGTGCGACTGGCGTTACGTTAATAGACACCGGGGAAGCAGATCCGGAACGCACATATGAAGTATTGCTAAATACCACGGACTGGCCAGCCGAGAACGGTACTGACGTGTACGGGTTTAACTTACGACCGGTTGGTTATTATACTGGGTCGAGCACGAACCCCATATATTACGACAATCAAGCGACGACTAATATATGGACATATGATGCATCAACTAGACCCGATCCACATGGTTATCATTTTATAATTAACGATGGACAAACGATAATATCCCAAAGACATGGAGCCTATTTGGCTACATGGGGCCCATCTACGTGCTATTACTCCATCCGTCTCGTCCGGGATGCCAGCACGAACAAGGCTACCATCGGAGGCCGTACGTACAATACCGTTGCGATCGACGGCAGGGAATGGATTACCGAGAACCTGGTCTGGCAGCCGTCCGGCATCACCTACTACAGCACCCCCAGCGGCAACTGGCCGGCCAACAGCAACAAGGCATGTACCTACTACAACAACGACTCCACACTGGGATACGGCCTCCTGTACAACTGGAACGCCGCCTCGTACCTTGACGGACTGCTTACCGACGGGTGGAGGGTGCCCACGAAGACCGACTTCCTGTCGCTGATTTCGGCAGCGAGGGACGGCAGGTCGATCATGTCGGAGTCAGGATGGTATGGTGGCGGGCACGGAACCAACGAGTACCGGTTCAACGGGAAGCCGGGCGGCATGGTGACGGGCCATCCGTCCGGGTCATCAGTGGCTGGAGGATCCTACACCTTGTCCGAGCGGGAAGCCGTGTTCTGGTGTATCACTGCCAGCGGCAAGGACGACGAGAAGCTGAGCCTCAACTTGAGATACGACCGGGACGAGGCGTTCATGAACAGCGGCTACCCGACCCACGGCATGTCCATCCGTCTCGTGAGGGACATCTAGGAGGTAGCCATGGCCAATCAATCAATCAATCAATCAATCAATCAATCAATCAATCAATCAATCAATCAATCAATCAATCAATCAATCAATCAATCAATCAATCAATCCCACGTAGTTAGTACAGGGAATTGTTCTGGTTTTGTGTCAGGCCTTGTTGCAAGGTCTGGCCTTTCTGTACATGGAGGAAATCATGTCTAGCTTCCTGGATTCAACAGGCCTTTCACGGCTCGTATCGAAAATAACAGACTACTTCGCCAAGAAGGACGGCACCTATTCGAATATGACTGTTGGCACAGCACAGAACTATGATACATCCACGGGAACTATCAAGACCGCTCTGAATGGATTTGCCCGGAATGCGGGGAACCGCTGATGCGAGACGAAAATGCCGCAATCAACATCCTGGATGAAGGACATCGTCTCGATATTCAATCAAGTACCCCAGGGACTGGGGGAACCTTATTGGTTAAGCCTGTGGATACTGGCAGCACTAGCTGTCTTGAGCAGGAAACTACACTGGCACCGGTGGCACACGAAACCCACCGGTCTTTAGCCGGTGGGTAGTTCATACTGTCTTGCCGAACTTTCGCCTCATGTGCTCGAGTACGAAGTCGATCTCGTAGTCAGCGGCGACCACCTTCCCGTCCTTCATGGCGAAAACCAGGGTACCCGTCCTGTTCCTGTACACCTCGCAGGTCCTCCTGTCCTGGGAACACTTCACGGTCACGACGAAGTCGGAATACATGTTGCCTGGGCCGGGCTTCAGCATCATCCCGGTCTCAGCCACGTGCCTGCACGACTTCCTCATCATCCCGAGAAGGATGCCCATGAACTCGGCCTGCGCCGGCGTCAGGATCAGCGACCCCCTTATGTCCTTAGCCTGCGACGCCATCTTCTCCCGAGGGGACCCTTTCCTTCGCCGGGGACACCCACAGCTCCATCTCGTTGCCGGAACCGTCCACCGCCAGCTTCCCTACCTTCATGTAGCCGCCCTCCTGCACGTTCCGAACCGTAGGCGCGTCCATCGGGTCGACGACCACGAAACACGGCGAACCGTTCTCGTGAAGCTGCAGGAACAGCTCCCGGGCCACCCCGTCCCCCCTGTAGTCCTCGTCGATAGAGAAGAACGTCTGCTGCAGTCGGCCGTCCAGGTCGTATCCCGTCTTCAACGAGTAGAACTTCGACGGCACGTACCCGTGGTAGTCCTCCACCGACGGGTCAACCACGTTGGTCACCGCCACCGGGGCGCCGTCGCACATGATGTACACAACCAGGATGCTGTTCATCAGCTGGTCCACCGTCCTCGGAACGGCCATCGGTTCCCTCCCGGCCGCCTGCTGGGCCGCGATGACGTTGCGCGAGTCGTGCGCCCTGTCCACCATGTCCGCAAGCTCGGCAAGGGTGTTGCTGTCCATCTCACCCGGGTTGCGAGCATACGCCTTGAAGCGCACGGGGTCAAGGGTGCCCGCGGGGGCCTCCCTGGAAACCGTGGCCATCTCGCACACGGGAAGCATTGTTTCAAGTGATTCGAACATGTCCATCATCTTAGTATACCCAACTGTTTGTTTCCTCGTCGAAGCGCCCTTCGGCCCCGTTGTCAGCCGAGGCCATGTTGCGCCTGCGGATGCTCTCCTCGTCCTCGTCGGTGCAGCACGGAGGGGCGCCGAACGCCCTGTTCTGCTGGTTCACCGAACGCTCGAACATGCTCGCCAGGCTCGCCCCGCTGTTGCCGTCGACCGGACTGGACTGCATGAGCGCCTTCTTGATCGCGATGGCGTCCTTCCAGGCCCTGGTGTCCCGGAAACCGTCGGCGCCCTCGGCCTCGCCGTGCATCCTCTCGGCCACGTTGTTGGCCAGAAGGCGCACGGTTTCCTCGTTGACACCCTGGGCCCCTATGCCACGCATGTACCCCTGCATCCCGTCCAGGTTATCCCTGACCGAAGGCGCGTTCCCGGCACATGCGGTGAGCATGCATGCGGCCGCGAGAAGAAGGCCCTTCACCGTCCCGCCGACGCTCTCGTTCAGGATGTAGCCAGAATAGCCCTCGATGAGGGCGTCGCGCACCATGGGCACGTCCGCGCCCATGCTCTCGACAAGTGTCACGTATTCAAGATGCCTGTAAAAGTCCATAACTAAAAAACTCCGGCAAGGTTGTACCTTTACCGGAGTTTATATGTTTTGGACTATTATCGGAATGCTTTATCCAGCTGTGCCGAGCACTTCTTCCTGTCGAACTTCTCTTCCAGTATCGCCGGACATACGTCCCCAATGCACTTGACTATCTTCGGCAGGGTACTGGCCACCTGGCCGTCCCATTCCTTGTACACGGTTTCCGGGACGCCCTCCATGTCCGATACCGACATCCCGTGCCAGCTCACCTGAATCTCGCCGGGCAGCTCGACGTAGAATATGTACTCGGCCTGCCCTTCCTCGTCCCGCTGCCACCAGTAGTGCCATCCGGTATCGGGAAGCTTCCCTATGGCCTCCTTCAGCCTTTCCGACTTCTTGCCGTAATTATAGTCCCTGTACTTGTAGATGCATTCCTTCGCAGTGATGCTGAACTCCTCGGCTTCCAGCAGCTTCTTCAGCACGTATATTTCGGGATGGTCCATCAGCCTGTTCATTCTCACTTTCAGCTTCCTGGAACCGTTCTTCCTGAAGTCCGCAAGCTGCTCGGCGTTCATGAACGCTGCAGCATGCCTGTCCTCGATACGTTCCTCGACTGCATCTATGTTCTCCACCTTCCCTTCGAGGGACGCCACCTTGATGCCGCCGGGCAGGTCGCTGTTCCCGAGGCGCCAGGCGAAATGCTTGTCCACGTGGAAATGCTCCGCTATCCCGTCGGCACCGTACCTGTTGAACAGCCACCGCGCATAGGTGACAGTGTCCTTCGGGCCGTAGAAGTCATCGTAATCATAGTCGTAGAAACGGTCATCGTAGTCCCATGGATCCGGGTCGGGTTTCATCTGTTCGACTGGCTTCTTTTTCTTCTTTTTCTTCACTGTCTCCGGCATGACCCCGCCGTTCGCCGCTATCTCGTGCAAGGCATCCAGTGTCCACCGGACGCTCAGCTTGTCCATCTTCTCCCCGCAGGAACATATGAAGTCCGACTTCTCGGGACTCATCCCGGAATACAGCCGCAAGGCATCGTCCTTCCCCACTGCCTCGACCACTTTCCTGTATGTCCCCAGGTACTGGGGCTCCCCGAGGCCCATTCCCTTGACGGAATCGGCTATCCTGATCCGTTCCCGTCTGCTAAGTTCAAGTGTCTTTTCGCTCGCCATATCACCCTCCATGTTCACTGCGCTTCCATACGTACCTGTACTGCCCGCAGTCGTAGATGCGGAACAGGCCGCGTTCGAACGTAATATCGTGTTCAGTCTTCCCCTCGTCTCCCGGACCGGCGATCTTGTGCCTCTGAAACTGCATGCGGTTGCGGCGCACGTCACCGTCCACGATGTAGTAACCCGGGGAACTCATCGCCTTCAGGGTGAAGCCCAGCTTCTCGTAGAACGCGTGGCCCGTGCTCCACCGGGCGTCCGCGTAAGAAGTCATTACGTTCACTTCCGGACGGGACTCGATGAAATGGCTGAACAGCTTGCCCGCAGCGCCGATCACGTTCAGGTTACGGTCCGAACAGAACCTCAGCATCTCAGTAGTGTCGTCGAAACGGCTGGGGCCGAAGGTCATCAGGGACACCAGGATCCCGTTCTCGTACAGGCCGTAGCGCCACTTCGAGTTCACCGCACCCTGAATATGGTTCTCGTCCAGGAACTTCGTGGCGTCGACACTCCCGACCTCGGCAACGGTGCAGTCCCTCGCGTATACCTTCCGGCATGTGTTCGCACCAAGCAGGTAGGCGATCCTCGACTTCACTATGTCACACTTGTACTTCCATTCGTCAGAGAACACGTGCACCAGGCGGTACCCCTTCTCCTCGGCCAGAAGCTTCTTCTCGAGATGGTACCCGCTATACTTATACAGCTCCGAATGCCAGTAGATGCCGTCGTACTCCACGATGACCCTCCTGTCCTCAATGACCATGTCGGCCCCGTATGACCCCAGAAAGTCGCGGTCATAATGGGCCACGGGGTACCCGAGGGACTCGATGTACCGGCGGAGCTCCATCTCCTCAACGGAAACGGGAAAATTCTTGGGATGGCACACGGTGCACGGTGTAAGCCCCGCATCGGTACGCTTCTTGATGAACTGCGGCTGCTCCTCGCACTCGCTCCCGCACTTGCCGCAACGGAACCTGACGACCCTGCGGGCATCCACGTACAGGGGGGTGCATTCGAATTCATGCATTCTCCCGGTGTACTTCTGCATTATGCGCTCGGCAAATTCCGTACTGTTGGAGTAGTTGGACACCCCGTACCGTTCCATGTTGGTAGCGGAGACTCGGGCCTTTCCCTCCGGAGTCTTCATGATATGCTCGGCGCCGTACCGTTCCATGTTGGTGGCGACGACCTTGTCCTTCCACCCGGGCGTCTGACTGATATTCTCGACACCGTACTTATCCAGGCATGTTGCCCTGGACTTATCCTTGAACTCATCACTCTGGAAATATTCGGGCACGCCGTGCCTGCCCAGCATGATCTCGCGGTACCTGCGGCGACCCTCCTCGGATGCCGAGTACCACGTGCCGTATTCCTCCTCCTGGGTGGCGCGGCTCTTGTCCTTGAACTCGTCGGTCTCCACGTAGAACTTGCCGTCGTACTTGGCCTTCTGTTCCTCTTTCCACTTTTCCAGGAACTGCGGGTCGTGCATGTTGTGGTCGTAGCCGTGCTTGGCCATGTAGCCGTCACGGGCCGCCTTGTTGCCCTCGGCACCCGAGAAGAAGTTGGTACGGCCGAACTTCTCGGACACGGTGGCCTCCACGCGTGCGGTCCCCTCCGTACTGTGGACATACGTAGTCGCGCCGTACCTGTCAAGACAGGTCTGCTTGGACTTCTCGACCACTTCCTTGGACTGCATCGCCCAACGGACGCCATGCTTGGCAAGATGGGTCTGCTGCGCCTTTTCCAGGGACTCCTTGGTACCACCGGCATTGGTGACACCGTACCGTTCCATGCAGGTGGCGACCGTCTTCGCCTTCTTCGCGGCCATCTTCTCCGGATCGTTCTTCAAGAGGATGCTGCCGCACGTGCGGGAACAGGTCTCCCGGTACCCGTCAGCAATGGTATGGAACTTCGTGGGAGCACCGCACACCTTGCACTTGCCCTCGTCTGCCAGCTTCACGTACTGGTCATAGTATGCCTTGGCATCCATCTTGTGATGCTTGCCTACATGGGTAGACAGCCCGCGTACGTCACCGTACTGGAGGTGGCAAATGGCACATTCGTATTCATTGTTTGCATTCTTCAATAGCATTATTTACCTTCTGTTTCATTGTTAACATTCATTCCATATACATACTTGAAGTTGCCGCAGTCATATATACGATACATTCCAAGGGACTTCATTATTTCATGCTCGCTCATGCTCGGGTCGAACCCCATCTCGACCAGCTTGTGCTTCTGGTACTTCATTCTCGACTCACGCACGCTCCCGTTCACGTACCAGTAGTTCGGATCGGTCGTCGACACCAGGGTAAAGCCAAGTTTCGGATAGTAGTTGTTTGCACCGCTCCATCGTCTGTCCGCGTACGTTACCAGTTTCTTGCCGGGTTCGATCGGATGTTCCGACAGGAAATGCTTGAGCAGGCGGCTGGCTCCACCGACGACGGTGGCATAGAGAGTATTGCAGTACCTGAGCATCTCGATCTCGTTAAACGCGAAACGAGAGTTACCGAAGGTCATCATGGCAACAATTTCCCCATTGAACGAGAGGGCATACCGGTAGGTACTCGAACAGTTACCCTGGATATGGCACCTTTCCATGAATTCCTTGGAAACTTCGTAGTCGACTTCAACCACGTCGCAGTCACGGGCATAAATCCGGCGAGTAAGTCCTGGAATCTCCTTTCTCAATACCTGGCACAGCCTGGACTTGACTATTTCCTCATGCTCCTCCCATTCATCCGAGAACACATGGATCAGATGATAACCCAGAGATTCGGCATATTCCGTCTTCTGCAAGTGGTAGTCGCTGTCATGGAATTCATCTGTATGCCAATGCAGGCCATCGTACTCGATGATGACCTTCTCGTTCTCACATACGATGTCCGCACCATATTCACCAAGAAACCAGCGTTCATGGTGCGACGGTTCGATACCGAGACTCTTGACGAAATTCTCAACGTTAATCTCGCTACATGACCTGAAATTGCGCTTTGGAACACAGTGATAGCACGGAGTAGTCTTCACATGTAAACGGGAATTTACAAAGAATATGGTATCATCCATTGTCGCGCCGCACTTGTCACAGGTATATGTCAGATGTACCTTATCCGGATGGGATATCACCCTGCAGCCGTACTGCGAAAATTCCTTGTTGTAATAATCGGTCGAAATTGAGAGCTTATTTTTACTCCAGAAATCCGCACCATATTTTTCATTATTGGTCTTCTTGACGCGTTCCAGCCACTCCGGAGTCCTGGCATACGATATCTCACCAAACTTTGCAAAACATCCCTCATGATACTTGGTTTTAAAATCGGGACATTGAGAATAGTACTCGGATCCGTACCGTTCAATCATAGTCGTCTTTCGGGTTTCCTTAGCAGATTCGATGTGTGCCGGATTTTCCACTCCATATCGAGTGGACATTACCCGCTTCATTGCATTTACTTTATGGTCATTGCGCATGGAATCGGAGGCAATATGCTTGGCGGAACATTTCTTTGAGCAAAATTCAAGATACCCCTGGCCCAGAGTTCGGAACAATGTAGGCTTGCCGCATTCGGCACATTTTCCATCGCCCGGCTTAGCCAGATATTTGTCATAATATTGCTGTGACGTAATGCCATGTCCTTTCCATAGGTGAGTACCCATTGAACATGTTTTTTCATATTCAACATGTTTTCCGTCGGCTTTGCATATTAAACATTGCATATTCAATTCCTTGTCTGTTTAGTATGAATATAGCATTATTTTATACCATTGGCAACCATCACAATATAATTTCCCGCTATTTCAAATATGCTTAAAAAGGTATTTACGAAAACTGCTGGCCAGAAAAATCATTTTTTGACATAAATCTCTATATCTTCACAAAAACAGCGGGTCAGAATGCAATATTTATAAAATTTTCGTTACATATTAAAAAATAAAGAAATAACAAAAAAACAATGAAAAATTCAAGACTTCATACATCTTTACCAAAACGTCAAGCCAAGCATGCAATTTGTAATATTTTAGATACATATAGTTTTTGTATTTAAATGCCCAAAATAATAAGAAAAGAGGGGTGGCCGAAGCCATCCCTCTTAAATTGGTCCCTGAATCCAAGACCGGTAAGGATTACCAGTGCTTGTCTTCGAAGGTCATGCCACCCGGAGCGTTGTAGAGCTCGGAAGAGGTGTCATGGTAGGAGAGACCCGGTTCGAGGTTGTCACCAGTGAAGGAACCGTTGGATTCCCACGGAGCCTGGTTCAGATCGATGCCAGTAATCACGTTGTTCACGTTCTTGAACTGGATGATACGATAGAACTGGCCGGCACCGAGGAGGTTAGCCACGATGGCGTAACGGGACTTCACGATGAGACGCGGAGAACCGTCTTCTTGTCCAGCGGTTTTCGTGAAAATGTAGGGGATATATGGCATGAATATGATGCCCGATTCGCCCTGGCGCGGACCCTTGAATCCCACCAACGCGTAGGATGCATTGGCGTAGATGTCCTGGTACAGCTTGATCTGACCGTTGAGGAGAGAACCAGCGTCAGCCACACCGCCAGCCGGCTGCATAGTGGCATCGGTGCCAAGGTAGCCATTCGGGATGTAGATGCCGTTGTTCAGGGTAGCGATAGCGGCGCCCACGTCCGGAGATACGATGGCGAAGTTACCGGAGCCCATACGGGTCGTAAGAGCGATCTTACGGGACACGGCGATGATGGTGTTCACGATGCCAGCTGCGATGGATTCAGCAGCCCAGCGACCCTTTGCAGGACCGGTTTCAGTGTTGGCGAGGTCAACGACGATGACCTTTTCACCACCGAGGCGTTCGTTCTGAGCAACCATGATCATGGCCATGAGGATTTCACGGTCGATGTTCTGCTGGATTTCGAACTGGAGGCCTTCGAGGAGCAGGGCTTCGACGTCCTGACCGTGGGCAGCAGCCATATCCTGCTGGAGTTCGAGCGTGTAGTGGCTCTTGATGGCACGGGTACCGACGCGGATAGCACCGGAGATGACCTTGATGGAGGCCTTCTTGATGTTGTATGCGTACTGGCCGAGTTCGTCGTCGCCGTCATTGGTGAGGCCGCCGAAGTTGTTGTAGAGCTGACCCGGGGCACCGAAGCCTTCCGGACCGTAAGCAGCGCCAGTGCGTTCCTGGGTGCCTTCGGCATAGTTGGAGAGCATTTCGCCTGCGCCCGTGCTGTACGGGTTGAAGGAGGTTGCGAAGCCGGTGTGGTCTGCGACGAGGTCGTAGCCGATTTCCTGCTTCTGGCCGTAACGGAATGCGGTGGTCTTCAGCGGTTCGTTATCGTAGAGGTAACGGAGGGCGAAGTAGATGCCCTGAGGAGTGGTCGTCGGAATGACAGCGCAAGTCTGCATGGCCAACAGTTCCGGGAACTGACGGCGGATGAGCGGGAGGGCATACTGTTGATACTGGGCAACATCAGCGGTGATGTTGGCGGATTCGAACTTGGCACCACGGTTGACCAAGTTTTGGTTTTCGAGAAGCACTGCGATGGCAGAAGCTTCGCCACGGTTGCGGAGCGGACGACCCAAGTTGGATTCGAGAACGGCCTTCCACTTACGTGTATTGGACTTGTTCTGGATAACCTGCATAGTTATTACCTTTTTGTTTATTGTTAAATAGTTCCACCCGGACACCTGCCGGGCGATTTCTGATGTATTGTTTAGAGTTTTCTATTTTTTACAATGAAAAACGTGAAAAAATGCGCACTGAACTGCCCATTTGTTGTCATTATGGGACTTTTGTGCTATATTTCGAGCAATCAGGAGTCATTGGCGGGCCTCTTGACGACATTTCCAGCGAGGTGATCATGACAATCGACTACCTGACAACATGCGGTCTATGCAACCAGGTGTTCAAGGACTACACGGGCCTCTCGCACCACCTGTCACAGAGTCACAGGGGTTTCACCCGGAAGGAATACTACGACCGGTTCCTCAAGAAACCGGGTGACGGGGTGTGCACTTTGTGCGGAGGGCCCACGAAGTTCAGTGACCGGCTGAACCGCGGCTACTATTCGCACTGTTCCCAGAAGTGCACGGCGAACGACGGGAAGACGGTGACGAAGCGCAAGGCGACGAGCCTTGAACTGTACGGTTCCGAGGGATACAACAACCACGAGCAGACGAGCAGGACCAAGCTGGAGCGGTACGGAGACGCGAACTACGCGAACGGGGACCAGATCCGTGCGACCAAGAAGGAAAGGTACGGGATACAGGGATACAACAACCCGGAGAAGCGTAAGGCAACGAAGCTGGTGAAGTACGGGGCGTCCAATTTCGTCAATGCGGAGAAGTGCGCCCAGACGAAACTGGAAAGGTACGGCAGCCGGACGTACAACAACCAGGAAAAGATGCGGGAGACGAAACTGGAAAAGTACGGCGACCCGCACTATGTGAACCGGGAGAAAGGCTACGAGACATATCTGAGGCACGTGAAGGAGAAGTACCAGGAGGCCGCGGGCGACCAGTGCAAGATACTGGACTACAAGGACCGCACCTTCATATGCGAATGCAACAATTGCGGAAATATATTCACCATACCAGTCACTACCAGTTTCATGCGGCTTTTCCACTATGGAATACGACTGTGCACGAAGTGCCAGCCGTCGGAAACTTCAAGATCGAGGGAAGAGGACGCGCTGTATACATATATAGAGTCCCTGATAGGGGAAGGGAACGTGGTGAAATCGGACCGGAAGACGGTATTCGGCCACGAGCTGGACATATATGTTCCCTCGTTGAAGCTAGCGGTGGAGTTCGACGGTCTTTACTGGCACAACGAGCTGAAGAAGCCTGCCGTGTACCATCTGAGAAAAACGGAAGACTGCGCAAAGGCAGGAATCCGGCTCGTCCACGTGTTCGAGGACGAGTGGAATTACAAGATGGACATCGTGAAGTCCAGGATCTCGGGGATATTGGGGAAGAACTCGGTCATATACGCGAGGGAATGCGAGATAAGGGAAGTGGAAGACCGGGAAGCAAGAAAGTTCCTTGAAGAGAACCACATCCAGGGCCCCTGCGGGTCCAGGTGGCGCATCGGGCTCTATCATGATGGGAGCCTGTGCGCCCTGATGACCTTCGGGGCGGGGAGGTTCGGTGACGACATCGAGCTGCTGCGCTTCTGTAACAGGAAGTTTACATCGGTTACCGGTGGCGCGTCGAGGCTGTTCAGGCATTTCGTGGCGGGGCATCCCGAGATAATGAAGATAGTGTCCTACGCGGACAGGCGGTGGAGCGGGAAGGACGCGTTCTACCCGAAGCTCGGGTTCGAGTTCGACGGTGTCACGAGGCCTTCGTACTACTACGTGGTGAACAACGTGCGCCGCAACCGCATGGAGTTCACCAAGAAGAAGCTGGTGGAGGCGGGATTCGACGCCGGCATGACGGAACACGAGATCATGCTGTCGCGCAAGATATACAGGATATACGACTGCGGTAACTACAGGTACCTCTGGATTAACTACAGGTACCTCTGGAACCGTTAAAAAATATGAATCCCGGGGAACTTCCCGCGGGATTCACGGTTTCCGGGATGTTCCCGGATGTACCGTTCGTTACATCAATCCGCCTAGGCCGCCGGCATCTCCGCCCCCGGCCCCCTGGCCTCCCTGGTCACTGCCGGAGCCGGGGCCCCCGTCGCCATAGAGTTCGTCGTTCTTTTCCTCCTGGAGCCACTTGCGGATCTGGGCATATTCCTCGTCGTTGACGCGGAGGCCCTTGAGGAGGGCGAACTTCCTGGGGAGCATGCCTGCGGGGTTCTCCTTGGAGCGGCAGTGCTTGGACATGAGGTCGAAGGTCGCGAGCCTGGTGTTCCAGATCTCGCTCTCGATGAAGTTCTGGAATCCGTTGGAGCGCTTGAACCTGACGGAGAAGTTGACCTCGGACTTGATGGAGTCGTCGACGTTCTTCATGGTGTTGAGGACCATGACGAAGAGCCTGACCATGATCGCCTCGAGTGGCGTCTGGTATCTCTGGACCAGCGCGGCAAAGGAGACCTCGGACTGCGTGACCTCGCCTATCTTCCCCTGCGTATAGTTCTGGGAGTCGCCGGCGAGCGCGGTGATGCGTCCCGGGGGCACCATGAGGGAGTTCACGAGGTTCCTCTTGAAGAACTTGAGGTCGTCGATGTTCTGGAGGTTGTTTCCACCCTGCATGCGTTCGATTGAGGAGCCGGTACGACCCTGGGACAGGGAGACTATGTAGTGCTCGGTGAGTCCGATGGCCTTGCCGAAGTTGGTGACCTCGCCCGTCTGCGAGTTGTAGTCGAGCTTGCGGGAGAATACCTTCGCCTGGTCCTTCATGTACTTCTCGGCCTTGTCCTTGGGCATGTTGCCGGTATCGACCTTCATGACCAGCTTTTCCTGGCCCCAGAGGATTCGGTACATGACGACGGAGTCCTCGATGGTGTTGAGCTGGTTGTACGGCTTCATGGCGGGCTCGAGGATGGAGCGGGGGTCATTGATGCCGCCGGGGCCGGTCATGTCGAGTGAGGCGTAGAGGATCTGGTTGGGGGAGAAGTCGCGGAAGTTCTTTCCTCCGGTGCGCATGGACATGGGGCCGGTGAGCATCTGCCGGTATCCGATGATGAGGTCGTCGTGGTAGATGACGATCATGTTCTCCTCGCGGAGCATCTTGAGCCCGAGTATCTGGCTGGTGTTCTCGTCGAACTCGATCTCGAAGAAGATGCGGCCGTGGATGCATAGGTAGCGCATGTAGTTCCATCCGTTGACGCGGAAGTTGAGGAGCTCGCGGAGGACCTTGCGGCGGAAGGTGGTATGGAGGATGTCCTTGGTGGTATCGCCTATCTTGGCGTCGGGGTCTATCTCGAGGGAGCAGGACTCGCCCATGTCGTCCTTGTAGGCGGCCTCGTTGCATATCTGGACGATGGACTCGTTGACCTCGGACCGTCCCGCGACTGTCTCGTACTTGAGGGCGCGCTCGACGTTCTTCCTCCAGTAGAGGTCGCATTCCTTCTGGGCGATGGCGTCCTGGACCTTGTCGGGGTCCATGGACTCGGTGGAGATCCCGAGCATCGGGGTGTAGGTGCTGTACCCGTCCGGGGTGGCGCCGTTCGGGAAGAGCATGTCGTTGATGCCCTGCGCGACCGAGTTCCTGGACGCGCTTACCTTGCGTTCGGTGTCGATGCGGTTGAAGATGCGGTCGAAGTACTGGCCCTTGGGGTTCCCCATGCCGTAGTCGCGTTCGTAGTTCAGCAGTCTCGATGCCAGGGTCTCTGGTGTGCGGTTCTTCTTGAATAGCATGATGTTACCTTATCTTCCGTAGATTATGACCGTACCCCCGTAGGTGGCGGCGAAGTTCGCGCGCCGCACGGCGTTGAAGTATTCCTTGAGCGCGACGTCGGCGAGATTGCGGGTGAGGATCCGCTTGCCGGTCATGACGCACTCGACGATGTAGGAGAAGTCGCCGAAGTCCACGCAGAACAGCGGGAGGCCGTTATATTCCCTACGCATTGGCGACGACCCTCCACTGTTCGGACTGGTTGCAGTCGCCCGCGCACGCCCTGGGCTTCAGGATGCCCGAGTTGGCTATCTTGCGGGCGGCGCGTACCAGGAGCACGTAGCCGTCGTTGTTGAGGCCCCTCCCGTCAGTAATGTTCGCGTTGCGCGCGTAGTCCATGAACTCATCCTGTGCGCCCAGGGCCCTGATGCCGAAGGTGGACTCCACCGACGGGAGGACTTCCTCGTCGATCTCGGTCCCGTTGGGGAACCGGGCCAGTTTCGCCGCGAAGAGCAGGAAGTTGGCGACTGAGAGCGCGAACGAGATGCGGTCGGACATGGGCAGGTCGCTCGTGCTGTCGTCCTCGCCGGCCTTGCCGCGGAGGCTTGCCGGGATATAGGCGGCCTCCTCGATGACGGACAGTACCGGGCGGAACCGTTCCAGGTATCCGGCGGTGTCCACGTGGCCGTCCATGAGCGCGTACGCGTCCACGTCGGCATACGCGTTACCGAGCCTGGCCACCCGGTCGCCGAGTATCGCCCTCAGGTCGAACACGAGCCTGTCGAGGCGGGTGTATGACCAGTCGTCCGGCGCCTTTATCTCGTTGCCCATCTCGTCCACGTGCCCGGTATGGTACGCGTCGGAACCGGTGACGGGCGTGGTGAGCCTTTTCACCAGGTACCCGTAGACCCTGTCGTCGAAATCCTTCTTCCTTTCCCTGTATAGTCTTGACATGATGTTGCCTATGCCCTTTCGTTCATCAGGTCCACGTTGTCCTTGACGAACACCACGTCCAGTGACGCCTTCGTCGTCAGGTTGTCGTTGTCCACCTTCACGGCCACGTCGCGGTCCGGGTCGGGAGCGAGGCTCGCCGGGTCCTCGACCGCCATGGGGATGGACGGTTCGGTGCGTCTCGGGTCCACCTCGATATGGAGCGCGGGCTCGCCGGTCCTGGCAGGCGGGTCGCCCCACCCGTCGGGGAGTATGAGGCCCTGCAATATGTTCCTGTTCTTCGCGTCCCTGCACACTGCGACGGCCCGGTCACACGTGGCCCTCCCGTATCTCGAGAGATGGGTGGCGCTTATGTCTATGGCCTGGTAGACTGCGGGGTCGCAGCAGTGGTTCGATACCTTGTTGCCCGCCTTGACCACCTCGGCGGCCTTCTTCCTCATGAGGTCCTTTACCTTGGGGAGGTCCTCCTCGTCGACCTTGAGCCCGGTATCGTAGGGGAGGGGCTTCTTGGAGAGGTTGGCCTGGGTGCCCCCGTGCTTCCTTGTCCAGTCGACATAGACCATGTTGACCTCGGTGCCCCCCGCGCCGTAGGAGATGCGCTTTCCCCTGTGCCAGTTGTCGCACATGACCCCGCCCTGCTTGTCGGGGTCCCTGACAAGGGACGCCACCTGGATGGTATCGACGCCTATCTGGGCGCCGAGCCACTGGAGCACCTGCCTGGACCTGGGCTGCAGCCTGGTGCCGTCGGGATCGACGTCCTTGGACTGCATCTCTATCTTGACGTTGGCACCCGCGCCGTAGTTCCCCGACCTGTTGGGGAACACGTAGACGGTGGAGTTCATGAGTTCGAGGAAGCCCCGCGAGACGATGGCGTCGGCCTTGACCTCGGCGGGCACCGATGCCGGGGAGGAACCGTACTCGACCTTCGGGTACCCGCAGTAGCCGTAGATGAGGTTGGCCTCGTCGACCCTGCGTTTCCTGAGGTCGGTGTCGTACTCGGAGGTTCCGTTGGTAAGCCGTATCAGGATGTCGGCGATGTAGCCGAAGTGCAGCCTGGCGAGTGCCGGGTCCTTGGGCACGCCGCCCTCGTAGCGGGTCGCCTTCCCGTACCCGGTGACCTCGGATACCTCCTTGGAGTCCTTGTCCCTGATGGCCTTCAGTTTCTGCCCGGGGATGCCGACGATGGTGACGGGGTAGTGCCGTCCCACGAGGTACGCCATGCCTATGTTGAGGCAGTAGCTTATCATCGCGGCCGGGCCGTTGATGCCGGCGTCGAGCGCCAGCCCGTTGGTCTTCAGGAAGCTGCAGACGGCCGTCTTGACGGGTTCTGGCATCGAGTTGTGGGAGAGGACACCCCAGTGCAGGTAGGCCCAGTTGTTCCTGTTGCGGATTGCGTCCCAGAGGACCATGTTTACGTAGCGGAAGTAGGACGCGCGGGACTGCTCGTCGGTGAGCGTGAGCGACTTCTCCTCGTCGGTGAGCTCGGCGTAGGAGCCCTTGTCCATCGCGCCCTTCACGAGCTCGAACTGTTCCTCGGTGAGTCCTCCCTCCATGTCGCCCACCGGGTTGCCGTGCTCGTCCACTGTGGGGACGGCGAAAATCGCCTTCAATACGAGGACCTTGGCCTTTCCACCAAGGGACATCGGGATTCCCGGGCCCAGCATGAGCCCGCCGTCGCCGTCGAAGAATCCGGATTCCTTCCTGGATTCGTGGTCGTATAGGAAGGGCCAGTTGGGCTGTACGAATCCAGGCTTGTAGTAGTTGGCGATGGAGATGGGCAGCCCGTTGAGGCCGATCGAGATGGGAGGGATGACGTCGGGGTCGAACTTGTTGCCTTCCATGGCGGCAGCGATCGCGGAGGACATGGCCTGCCTTGCGGACTCGCTCGCGCCACCGGTGAGGCCTCCTATGACACCGCCTATGACGTCGACCTCGCCCGCGGTCTGCGCGCCGCGCTGGTCGAGCTTCGCGATGATGTCCTCCAGGACGGTGGTCATCACGCCGTAGCTGTCGTTACCGAGGAAGTCGACGAACATGTCGGTGACCGCGCTGCAGAGTGCGCTCATCCGGTGCTGGTTGGCCTCGGGCACTCCCGCGCGCTGCCAGTCGGTGAGGCTGTTGTCGGTATCGGCGACATCGAAGAAGTTGTACGTCTTCAGGATATCGTAGAACGCACCGTCCTGGCCCCTGGCCTTGGAGGCGGCTGTCCTTATCGCTTCTTTCAGTCGTCCGTCGAAATGTCCCATATCACTGCAGTTTATCGGTTTCGACAGAAAACTATCCCAAACGGCGATAACTAAAAAGGACGCCGCTACGCGAGCGGCATCCTTCCAAACAATCAACATTCTTGATTACTTCGCGGCAGCGATCTTCTTCTTCGCGTCGGCGATGATGGATTCGAGCCTGGCGTCGAGGCCTTCCTTCTTGGCTGCCGGAGCCGGGTTCTTCACGGACTCGACGATTGCGGCGAGCTTGCGGTCGGCTTCCTTGTCGGCAACCGCCTTGGAGAGGATGGATTCGAGCTTGGCGTCGAGCTTCTCGGTAGCCTTCATGGCTGCCTTGTCCTTGCCGAACTTGTCGAGGATGGACTCGAACTTGGCATCGAGGGAATCCTTGCTCTCGGTTCCTTCGAGCATGGCGGCCATCTTGTCCCCGAGTTCGGAGATCTTTTCGCCCATGGTGGACTCGACGAGGTTCTTGCGGTCCTCGGATTCCTTGCGTGCCTTGTAGCCGGCGATGATGGATTCGCAGAGGGCCTGCTTCTCGGCAATCGCGCGCTTGCGCTCGTAGGATTCGACCACGGCCTTGACGCGGTCGCGTGCGATACGTTCGACATAGTCGTCCCTGATGGATTCGAGCTTGGCGTCCACGGCATCGCCGCATTCGACGACCGGTTCGGCGGCAGGTTCGGTTGCGGGTTCGGCACATGCCTCGCCGCATTCTACCACGGGTTCCTCCGCTGCTGCGGGTTCGGCCTGGGCTGCATCGCCGCATTCGACGACCGGTTCCTCGGCTGCTGCAGGTTCGGCGGGTTCTTCGGCGACCATCTGCTGTTCGTCCTCCACGCCTTCCGTTTCGGCCGGCTTCTCGTCGTCGGACTTCTCTTCGGTATTTTCTTCACCGTCGTCATCCTTGCCGTCGTCGAGGGCCTCGTCGCTCATGCCGTCGAGGGCGCTGAACAGGTCGTCCTCGTCGGAGGAACCGTTGTCGTCGGCAGCGGGTTCTTCGGCCGGCTTGTCGTCGTCGCCGAAATCGAGCTCGCCGATAGTGTCGGTGCCTTCGTCGGCAGCGGGTTCGGCAGCGGGTTCTTCGCCGATATCGAGGTTGAAGGAATCGTCGCCCTCAGGTGCGACCTCGGCTGCCGGTTCGGGCACGTCGAGGTTGAAGTCGCCTTCCGGTGCCGGTTCGGCAGCGGGTACGTCGAGGCTGAAACTGTCGTCGGTGTTGGTATCGAGGGCAGGGGCTTCAGCCGGTTCAGCGAGTCCGCCCGGGGCTTCCGGGGGAAGCGTGTCGGCGCCCGGTACCGGTGCTTCCGGTACAGCGGGTTCCTGTGCGCCCTCGCCGCCATTCGTCAGGTCGGTGGCCACGCCGTTCGGCTGGGCCTCGGAGGTGTTCTGGGTGGCAAGGCGCGCATCCGCGCCGGAAGTGAGCTGGTCGATGAAGGATGTCAGGTCCTGGGAAATGTGGTTCTCACCCTTGATCTTAACCACGAACGGGATGAGGTCCTCGGCGCTGAGGCTCTCGCGGCCGTCGGCCTGGAGCTGCTTGGCGAGCTCGTCGGCAACGAAGGCCTTGGTCTCGTTGTCCATCTCTTCCTCGCCAACCTGCGGGAAAGCGGGCATGCCGTCCGGGTTCTCGTTGATCTTCACGTCCAGGATGTTTTCCGGGGTGTATTCGAGCGGTTCGTCGTTCCCTTCTTCGGGATTGAGGCCAAGACCGCCAATGGCTTCACAAACGGCCCTTGCATCCTCGATGCAGAAGAGGTCCGCGACAGCTTTCTTGTTCATTTCTTGAGACATATCGATTTGTTCCTTTTGAGCAGCCATTGGGGCTGATTTTGCAGAAAGTTTATAACCGTTCCGAAATTTTTATACTTCGTCGTACTCTATCCTGATGTCCGGTACGCAGCTTCCCGGGTCGGTATCGCCGTCCACCTCGACCTGCATGTAGACATAGTCGGTCTCGCCGGCCATGAGGGGGTTGTAGATGCCACCGCCGACACGGCACATGTTGTAGCTGCCGCACATGGAGAGCGGGGCGTTGTACACGACGTTGCCCATGCCCGGGGCGCACACGCACTGGTAGGAGCTGATCCGGTCGCCGGACTTCAGCACGAGTTCCGGGTTGACGAATATCTCCTCCATGTCGGTATTGCCGGAAAGGACCACGATGCCGGCGGACACTACTTCCTCGGGTACGCAGGCCTGCGGGGAGAACATGTTCCTGGTGAACCGCATCGGGAACCTGTACCCGTGGCGGTTGAAGAAATGATAGGTCTTGTGCACGTCGAACACCAGCTGCGGGCGCTCCACCCCGTTCAGGTAGAACACCGGGCACCCGTCGATGCCGGGCTTCACGTCGACCTCGTAGTACTCGGTGGGCTTGTTCTTGAAGTGGTCGGGGAGGTCCTGTTCCTTCACGGTACCGTCGGTGGTCGTATATACCCGCTTGAACCAGCGGTTCGGCACGTAGGCGGTCTCGACGAGCTCGCTGTCGCCGTTGTCGGTGGACATCCAGCCGGGTTCGCCGTAGTAGAGCGGCATCCAGGCGACCAGGTATCCCGTTCCGTGGTGGTCGCACTCGGGTTCAGGCGGGATCTGGTAGATGATCCCGGAGGGGAAGAGTTCCATGAGGTTCCATGCCCCGCATCCGCCGGCCTTCTTGACCGTCAGCTCGACCACGGGGCCGTCGCTCGGGTAGATGCCGTCGCCGGACTCGGGAGTCACCACCTTGTAGAAGTAGTCGTAGCCGGAGCGCACGGCGAGCTCGTTGATGTCCCGGCCGGTCTCGGGGTCGATGAACATCAGGCAGCTGCGGTCGGACTCGGAGTTGGAGAGGAACGTGCGGTCCTCGAAGGTGATCACGATGTCCTTGGTGTCGTCGGCATATACGCCCACGGGCACCACCGGCTGTCTCACGCCGTCAAGGAACACCACGTTGCCGTTGCCGACGTCCCTGTACTCGGTAATGTAGTGGGTATGGCCCAGCCTCTGCTGGGGAACCTGGCCGTAGAGGCCGGAAACAGTAAGGTAGAACGGGTGTTCCCTGCTGAATTCCCATATGTCGTGGGTCGCTATGAGGGAACGGGTGTTCGTCGGGCGGGAATAGGAGATCGAGTTGCCGATGCGTACCACGGCGGGGTGCTTCCCGCGGGGACGTGGGCCTGCCGGGTACAGCCTGATGTCGGTGAGCTGCCTGTCGGGCGGGGCGACCAGGTGCACCTTGAACACGCATTCCATGGAATACGCCTTGCACTTGGGGTCATCCGGCCTGTAGATGCAGTAGAACTGCGACTCGCTTCCGTCGTCGGCGGGGACCGTACGGCCTCCCAGTCGCTCGGAGCTGTACACAGAGGGCACGCAGGTGTCGACTCGCTTAATTCCCAGAGAGGAAACCAGCGTGCCGAATTCGGCGTCCTTCCCGGTATACTTCTTTATCGCTACTTGTGCAGGCATCGGGCTACCAAAGACCTTTTATCCTACAGCTTATAATGATTCTATAGCCCGGACATGAGGTCGCTCGCCCCCGGGGCCCTTCCTTCGGTAAAGGCGCGGTAGATCTCGCCCGGTGTCAGGCCGCCCCCGCGGTCGGTGACGTGCATGCGCTCGCTGGTCTTCAGCGCCTTGCGCATGCCGGCCAGCTGGGCGTTGTTGACCACCTTCTCGTAAATGCTCACCGTGCGTTCGCCGTCGGCCCCGGTCTCCACGGTGACTCCGTTCAGCTCGCCGTTGGTCTCCCTGTCGGCAAGCCCGTTGATGGCGTCCCTGGCGAGCATCGCCTCCATGTCGTCGAAGTCCATGAGGTCCTGGGCCGCGATGGCGCCGAACTCGTTCTCCAGCTGGTTGAACTTGTCGGCATTTGGCCCGTCCTGGAACCTGTCGTACATGACCTGGCCGTTGTACCGCTCGAACATGTCGCGTATCTCGAGGAAGGCCGCATGCAGCTCGGAGGCGACCGCCTGGTGCAGGAACGCCGCGTCACCGTATGACGCCTTGCCGTCCACGTAGCCCTCGATCACCGGGCCGTCTGACTCCACGTACGGGATGTCTATCTCGTCGAGGCCGTAGAACAGGCCGTCCCGCCATACGCCTCGCCTCACGTGCACGGAATCGATACGCTGCTGCCCGTGCATGTCGAGCACGGTGGGCACGTTGTCGGGCGCCTGGTCGTGCGGCTTCACGTACATCTTTCCCGTGGCGAGTGAAATGAATCCCGCGTCGTTCTGCGAGTCTATGGTCAGGTAGGCGTCCTCGTAGCGGGAGCCGAGCATGTTCTTCACGTAGTCGACCGGGGACGTGGAGTAGAACGCGTCCTCCACCGCCTGGTACTTCTCGATGAAGTCCCCCGCGATAAGGGCCTTGGCGGACTTGACGTTGTTCGTCAGGGCGAAGTACCTGATCAGCTGCTCGCATGCCGCGTCGTTCACCGACTTCCACTCGTACATGTTGGCCCTGTCGCCGAGGGTGTTGCCGTTGGCGCTCAGCTTCAGGTGTATAAGGTCGATATACTCGACGATGTCGTACAGAACGATGTCTTCCGGGGTGGAATAGTTGGCTATCCGGTCAGGGGAGACAAAGTGGTGCCCGTTTATGACGACTGCGTTGCTGTATGCCGACGATGTCCTGAGGATGTAGGGCTTCCCGTCCGTCCTTCGGGTGTCACTCGCCAGGCCGGTCCCGTCCACGTCCACGTATGAGCATTCCTTCACGGGGTCCTTCTGCGCCATGACGGCCTCGCGGAACCTGAAGGCGTCCTTGTGGCCCACCCCTATGGGCAGGAACTCCCAGTCGAACAGGCTCGGGTTGACCGTCAGCCGTCCGCACCACACCACGTTGCACGGGGCGCCGGCACGGCCGTCGGCGCATATCTCGGTGAACGCCCTGGCCACCTTGACCAGGCGCTTCATGTCGTCGCTCTTGTCGACTATGGGAGTGATGCCGTCGGCCTGGTACACAAGGATCTTCGCCGCCATGCCGTAGTTGTGCCATGACAGCATGCTGCTCTCGGCACCTCCTGTACATATGCCCTTCTGGTCATCCTCGGAACGCCACGTGTTGATGAGCTCCACCCGGTTGCCGCCGAACTCGTGCGTGAGCACCGAGAGTAGGAAGGCCACCTTGTCGTACAGGCCGATGCCCTCGCGCATGTCCTCTATCTTCCTGGATGTCTTCCTGAACACCCGCCATCCGTCCACGCGGTCCTTCTCGGGTATGTCAGGGAACCCGCCGTCCCCGTTCCTGGTCACCTCGAACAGCCTGTCCTGCGAGAACGGCCCGTACTCGACGAAGGCCTTCTTGCGGATCTCCTCGTCGTAAGGGAGCGCGGGCGCCTTCAGGTGCAGGGTGACCGGCGTCTTCTCATCGGAAACGTTCCTGCTGTGTTCCGGGGGCACCTTGACGGACACCACGGTATGTTCGCCGGTGAGGGTCGGGGTACCGCCGTCATCAGGGACATAGGCTGCCATGTCGCCCGTGAACACCACCCGGAGGGTGGAGGACGCCACGTCGTCGAACGTGAGCTCGCCGTGCCCGGCGTTCCATATCTCGGTCGGGAGCGGATCGTCGAAGTTCACCACCCATACGGTCCCGGACTGCGAAATCGTGGCCGGCTTGCCCAGCTGGACCACGGTGCCCGGGGTCTCCGTGACCTGGGCGTACTCCCCGTACACGTTCAGGTCGTAGAACCTGACCTCGGCCCAGCGCACCCCGTCGTACACCTTGACGGTGCGGTGCCTCGTGCGGCCCCACCGCCTGTATTTCTTCTTGACCTTCTTGTACATGGCGACGGGCACCATGAACCTGGCAGGGAGCACCCACGGGGAAAAGCCGAGTCCCAGGTAGCCGTCGTCATCGCCGTCCGCGCCGTTCAGCCACATGTTGAAGTCCAGGTACATGGACCTGTTGTTGAACACGGACTCGTTCACCAGCGCCTGGTACCAGATCACCTTGTCCAGGGTGTCCTGCAGGTCGGAAATGGCATCTGCGACCCCGGTCATCGCAAGCCACGCCCTGAGTACGTTGGACGCGGGCATCTTGAACGCCCTTGCCACCAGTCTTCCCTGCATCTCCTTGTATGCGGCAGCGAGGCCGATGGCGTCGCCCACGGCGACGTCGATGTCGGCCGGGCTTTCCGGGTCGACTCCCCATACGATCTCGTAGGACGGGATGTACTCGACCCACGGCATGTCGCCGCTGCTGGTGTTCGACGAGTTGGCCCAGTCGACCACGCGGTAGGTGCCGTTCAGGTTCCACGAGGCAGCCCCGGACTCGACCGCGTTGACCACCCAGCCCCATATGGTAAGGTTCGGATTACTGGAAAGTTCCACCGGGTGGGCGGCAACGTACGTCCATACGCCCTCCTTGGTCCCGCAGTTCCTGAACAGGTTCATCCACCCGCCCACGAACTGTATGAAGCGCTTGCACTGGCGTATCCTGAAGTCGGAATCGGAACCGTCGGCGTACCCGTTGTCGAACGAGTGGTCGTCGAGCTGGAAGTCCACGCCGTACTGCAGGGTGGGATAGCCCTCGCTGTCCAGCAGCCAGTTGTACACTTCCACCAGGAACTCGCGTACCTCCTCGGCCCCCATGTCCACGGTTGCCTTGTTCCATGCGAAGTTCTCGGAACGGTAGTCGCCCGTGGATCCGTTGACGTAGTGCAGCGACATGATGGCGAGGTCGTTCGGACCCCGGTTGGGTATCGGGGTGGCCGCCCAGGACGAAACTACGTTGCCTATCTCGGCTGCCGGCTGCCCGTTGACCTGGAACACCCTCGGGTACGCGGTGACACCTGACGAGTATCCCTCGCCGGGCGGCAGCGTGTTGCCGATGGCGTATCCGCTGTACCCGGTCTCGTACTCGCCGGGATACGACTTCACCAGCGCGTCGAAGTTCTCCTTGACCATGTTCATCAGGGAGGCCATGTCGAAGGCGAGTGCCCCGTCGTCGGACTTGCGGTTGGTGTACCTGTCGCGGATGCCGGAAATCCTTCCCCGCGTCCTCGGGCTCAGGTAGTGCTCCATCAGCCGCAGGGCTTCCTGCATTCCGGTATATACCCGTTCGAAGTTCTCGTAGAACTCGTTCTCTATCTCCTCGCGCGGGTAGAATACGCCCTTCACGGCATCCTTCAGCGGGGGGATCAGGGCCGTCACGCCGTCGTCGGATGGGGTGAACCTGTCGATGAGCGGGGACACCCTCGGGTTGGCGAGGAACGCCCTGAGATGGTTCCCGTACGCCTCGTTGAAGCTGGTGCTCATGGACATGGACGTCCTCGTGCGGTCGGCGTACTTCTCGGCGGCCACGTACGTACGGTGCTTGGCCCGGGCGGCCCTAGGGTCCTTGGCGTAGTCCTCGACGGTCGCGTCCGTGATGTAGTCGGGAATCTCCTCGGCCATGCTCCGGTCGTAGTACTTCACGTCCACACCGTAGTTGTTCTCCAGGCACCATTCGCTTATCTGGCCGATGCGCTTGCGGAAAAGGTCGTACCCGATGACGGCGCGGTACTTGCCGCCATTCTTCAAGTTCTTCCTGAAGGCCTTCCTGCTCACCTTGCGCTTGCCGTTCAGGCCGAGCATCATGTATATGGCGCGCATGGTCCTCGGCAGGTCGGACACGGAATCCTCGGATATGACGTTCTGGTTCACCTTCAGTGGCGACATGGTGCCGTTGGACACGAGGTCCAGCACGTCGGACGCTTCCGGGTCGTTGGTGATGAACTCGTACCGGGGAGCGACAAAGACGCGGGCGCACGAATAGTCGGTATAGGTGCCGATGGCGTCGTGCAGTACACGGTAGACCACTTCCATCCCGTCACCCGAGGTGTCAAGATCGAACCAGTAGATACGGTTCTTGCCCGGGTCCCACGTGCTCGCCACCCCGGAATCGATTATGTCCGAGAGCGGATGCAGCAGGGCGGCGTAGTAATAGCTGGTGGACGCGTCCTCGGTCACTATGACCTGCAGCCTGTCGTTCAGTCCTACCGCGGCACTGCCGTCGGCAGGAAATCCGGCATCGTTGGATACCAGGATGCCGGTCACGTAATATACGACGTTGTTGGTTACATGCTCGTTCGGATTTCCCTGCGGGTTCTCGATCTGGACACCGCTCAGGTCGATGTTCGTCTCGGCCTTGATGTCCATGTCGGTATAGTATTTCTCGAAATCGTACATAGGGAAACCCGCTTGTTTTCCATAAAAACTACATCGGTCTGCAGTTTATATGAATTTTAGGACCCTATATGAACGCGCGTACCTTCTTGGTCTCGTCGTACTCGAGTTCCTTCGGCCACCCGACAGCCTCGAAGAGACGGCCCAGGATCTGGGCCACGGAGACATGCCACTGTTCCTCCCAGTCGGCATGGAACAGTTGCAGGAGGCGGTCCGGACACTTCTCGCCGCTGTAACAGATGATGGTGACACCGTACCTGTCGTCGGCCTTCTTGATGAACTTCATCTTGTCGCCGGCGTAGATGGGCTCGTAAGGCTCCTGCGACAGTACCGGGTCGTTCTCTATCAGGTAGTTCCATACGGACGCGGCCCTGCGACGCCAGTCGATGTCCTTCAGCTCGGAACGCTGCATGCTTATCATCTTCAAGTACGGGAGCGGTTCCTCCTTCATGCCGGAGGGGCAGGCGATATACGAGTAGTTGGCCGAATTCACTGCCTCGAAGAATTCCTTCTTCATCTTCAATAGCCTGCTGCGCACCTCGTCCCTGTCCATGGTCTTCAGCATCAGCTTCACCATGTCCAGCATACGCTCGCGACTGAACAGGGTAGTGGAGCTTCGCACGATTTCCAGGCCGGTAATGGCGAAATGCGGCTCCAGTTCGAGCGAGCCGGGCACCCACTTACCGTCCTCGCCCTTATGTCCCAGGTCGAGGTACACGATGTCCTCGTTGGACTCGGCCTCGCATATGTATTTCTTCTTGGCGGTGACGATAGCCTTGTAGATGCACTTCTCGCGTTTCAGGAACAGCTCGTTGGTGAGGAAGTTCCACTTCTTGGCATAGGCGAGCATGAACTCGTCCAGCTTCTCCTCTAGCATGGCTGCATCCATGATGCGGCAGAAGTCGGTAAGGCGGAAACGGTTATAGATGACACGGTAGCGCTTTCCCATCACCAGGCCGTCATGGAACATGATCTTGACCTTCGTGAGGCCGGTCTTCTTGTCGACCGAACGGTTCTCCGGGTCGTGCCATACGTCATGCAGGTACTGGTTGCATGCCGAGTTGAAGACCTTCTTGGACTCCTCAATATGGTCGTTGTCGAACCCCTGACGGAAGATTTCCTTGTGCCCGTCGAACACGATGACTTCCACGCCGGTCCCGGCCTTGGCACCGAATTCCTTGAAGATGTCGCCAATCTTGCAGTAGAAGGAGTCGGTATCGCCGTGGGACATGCGGCGGTAGAGCAGCTGTCCGTCCTCGTCCTTGGTGGTGCCGAGGAACGCCGGGTCGATGGTCGGGCGGTATCCGAACGCCTCGTAGAACCTGTCGTCGTTGACCAGTTCCTCGTTGAGGTACTTGGCGAGCTCGGCGATGGTGAACTTGATGAGCCTCTGCCCGTACCCGGTAATGGATGCGGCATTGTCGACGTCATAGAACGGGAAGAAATTGGATCCGAGGAGGCCGTAAAGGGAGTTGCCGAGGACCTTGTAGACCTTCTGCATCATGTCGTAGATGTCCTTCATCTCCATGTCGCCCGCCTTCTCGGCAGCCTTCTTCTTGTTCTTCAGCTTGGCGCGGCCGTCGAACAGCTTCCTGGTGACCTGGGGCACGATGCCCTCCTTGTCACGGCGGAAATAGACCTTGTACTGGCCGTTGTGGGTCCACGGGCTCTCGATAAGGACCTCGCGCTCCTCGTGGGTAAGCACGTAGTCGATAGGCTTGACGACCTTGGTCTCCGGGGATGTGTTGAAGGTCATCATGATGGAAGGGTACAGGGAACGGTAGTCGTAGGATACCAGGAACTCGTAGTAGCCGGGGATGGAATACACGAAGGCGCCCGGGTATTCCTCCTTGCTCTTCACCTGCATTGGCGGGAACACGAGGTGCTGCTCGTGCAGCATGTTCATCACGAAGCCGACCAGCATCTTCTTGGACTCGAACACGGACGAGAACGGGACGCGGGCTTCCGACGCTGCCATGACGGCCAGCTGGAACATGCGCACCTTCAGTTCGATCTTTTTCAGCAGCCTGACGTCCTGGAAGTTATACAGGATGAACATGTCCCAGTGGTTCTTCCAGGAAAGGTATCCCTCGGGAAGCGGTGCCTTGTGCTCGCCGACGACAAGCCCGCCGATATAGTCCAGCTTGTAGGACGGCTCCTCGGAGAAGGTGTACTTGCGGTAGAGTGCCAGGAAGTCGATCACCTCGGTACCGGCAATCTGCAGCTCGCCTTCCCTGTCGACGTATGCCTTCTTGAACTGTCCCGGGAGCCTGGACATGAGCTTCAGGTCCACGTGCAGCTTGGCCGCACGGTTCACCATGTACGTGGTATCGTAGGAGAAGTTCCACCCGGACAGGATGTCAACCTGGTTCTGGCCTATGTCGGCGAAAAGCCTTTCGAGTAGCTCCTTCTCGGTCATGCAGAGGACGTACCTGCCGTTCTCCTTGGCCATCTCCTCCTTCACGTAGTCGGAAACGTCGCGGCCCAGGCCGTAAGTAATGTAGTTGTCGGTCTTGGAAAAGTATACGGTGACACAGTTGATGGGGTACTCGGCGCGGTGGGCTGCAGGGAAGCGGCCCACCGTCTCGACTTCGATATCGAGGAAGCACAGGTTGATCTTCTTCATGTCCGGCTTCAGCATGCCGGACTTGGAGTAGTGCTTCTGCAGGAAACGGGCCCTGGGGTCGATGTCAATCTCGGAAAGATGGTTGTTGGGACCGGCGGTACGGCGACGTATCTCCTGTTCCACCTTGGACTTACAGGTGACCGAGTACATCTGGCGGCCGTATATGTCCTTCATGCCGCACGGTATGGAGTTGTACTCGCCGCGGTTGGGCGTATAGAAGGTATTGGTGATTACCTTCGTTTCCAGTTTACCGGTGTCGTACCACAGGAACAGCTGGTCGGTGTCCCTATCATGGTACACCGCGGTCCACATGGGGTGGACGTCCGGCGAATCAGCCACCTGGTTGTTTTCAATCGTCAAGGCCATCTTTGCAAGCAGAATATAGCAAAAAATCCGTCCAGTCGGGCGGATTTTTTAAGTTTTTTTGAAGGTTCGGCTATTCGCCTTTCTCGATGGCTTCCATCTGGGCCTTGAACACCTTGTCGGCGCTTGCGAGCACGGTGTCGGCAGCCTTGCGGGACTCATCGTCCACCACGAGGCTCTCGATAAAGGCCTTGAACTTCTTCTGTTTCTTGGCCACCTCGGCGAAGTGCTTTTCCTTGTCGGCACCTGCACGGTTGGACTCGGCGGCAGCCTTTGCCTTGGAATCGAAGTTCTTGACCTCGGGTGCCGGTTTGGCCTTGTCGCCGTCGGACTCCTGCTTGACCTCGGTCACCTTGCCGTCGTCCTTCTTTTCCTCGACGTTGGTGACTTCGGTCACCTTGCCGTCTTCCTTCTTCTCGACGACGGTGTCGTTCTTGGTGACGGGCTTGGCGGAACCGGTATCGGCGGTCTTTGCCTTGTTCACCTTCTTGCTGTCGCTGGTCCACTTGTTGAAGTCGACCTTGACGTCGTCAAAGACAGCCATCGATTCAACGATGGGCTTTACCCCATGGCGGACCGCGGTGTACTGGCTTTCATTGACGGGTTCCTGGGAAATGCGTTCGATTTCCTTCATGATTTCCAAATCTTGATCAATAGAGTATGCCATGTTGAATCCTCTGGACATTTTTCTTATGGCAGAAGATTTATAGCGGGTACAAAGTTTTTTAATGGAAAAACATAAATCTATGGTTAAAACCACATAATACAGGATTTTCTACGATGGAACTCAATGTCCCCACATCAGGCGTGGTAAGCCACGAATCCCCCGCAGTAGTACAGCTCCACGAGGACACCAAGGTGCCCGTCAGCGAGATCAAGGCCAGACTCCACGACAAGGTGATGGAACTCAACCACGAGCGCCTCGCCAACCCATCGGAGGCCCCGTACGGCAACGACAGCGGCGACCTCCGTGAACAGGGATACAAGGAGGTCGAGGAGGAACTTACCCGCCCCGAAGAGGCCGAGACGGCGACGGACGACGAGTTCAAGGACATCTTCGGCGACACCTACCCGGGTTCGGAGGCGTTCAGCGCCCCCGCCGAAGAGGACGAGACCCTCGGCGGCATCGGCGGTGACTTCGGTGGCGACTTCGGCGGTGGCATCGACAACAGCGCCCTCGGGTTCAGCGACGAGGACATGGACGCGCTTAACGGGGCGGCCGACAACGCTTTCGACGAGTTCACTGAGGACCAGGGTGCCGAGACGGCATCCGACGTGAACAACATCTCCGCCGTCGAGCCGGGTGAGGAAAACGGCACCGACACGGCGACCGACGGTGCGGAACCCGAACCTGCCCCCGAAGAGGCATAGGTTTCCAAAGAATTGAAGAAGGCCGGCTTAAACCGGCCTTTTTCTATTTTCCGATGTAGTATACCTTCCTGGCGAACAGCCTGTTGCTGAAACACAGCATCAGCTTCCCGTCAGGCCCGGTCTTCAACAGCAGCGTCTTGCACCCGGAATTCCTGATCATCATGGTGATTACGTCCATCGGCAGGACAATCTCGTGTCCCTTGTCCAGCATGAGCACCTCGCCCATGGTGACAGTGGCGCCATAGCGACCTTCGACACTGAACTCAATCGACACGTGTCCGTCGTCGACCGGCGACAGCTTCACGTCGGCGACCGGGTTCTTGTAGTTCACCCTGTAGATGGTGTCGATGGTGGCCATCATGGCCGCCGTGTCGAACTTCATGTAGTCGGTGAATTCCTCGGACGACATGGCGGGGAACTCGGCATCCTTGTATGAATAGTCGATGCGCATGAACTCGCCGGTGACCCTAATCCTCCGGGATTCACGGTCTATCAGCATCGTGCACTCGCGGGCGACTTCGAGCATGGGGACTATACGGAATATGTCGCACGGGATCCTGATTGCGAAGTCGGGCAGCGTACTGTCGATGCCGAGGTCATCCGGCCGTTCCAAGGAGGAGACCACGGTAGCCAGTACGACCCGGTCGTTGCCGGAACGGTACGACAGCAGTCCCCCGTGACGGTGGATTTCCATCCACTCGAAATCGAACGAGCTGTCGGTCACGATGGAGAACGAGCCCTGCTCGATCTTGATGCTCTCGTCCACGTGGATGTCCGAACCGTCATAGTTGAACGGTTCCACCGGATCACAGTAGCACTCGAGCTCGAACCCCTCGATATCATCGTTAAAGGAGGACGCGACATATAGCCTGCCGTCGTCGACCCACAGGGTGACCTCGTTCTCCTGGGACACCTCCTTGCACAGGACGCAGAAGTCGTGCAGGTTGACCCAGGTGTCACCGTCAAGCAGCTCGGACTTCAGGGTGGAGTCCGAGTTCACGTAGACACCGTGCTCGGTCTGTACGTGGAGAATGACGATACCTTCGTCATCCTTGTCGGTCCATACGTGGGCGCGCATGTTGTCGTCCCTGGTGGACGAATTCAGGAACGATACTGCCGACCTGAAACGGGTTGCCGTGTTGAACATTACTAGTGACGGGCATTTTTCTTCTGGCATGTTTCTAACCTCAGCCGCAAAACTACATCAAAAAGGGGTGCCTTTCGGCACCCCCACTCAGGAGGAAAACTGTTTCAGATGTTGTCCAGTGCGGCCAGGTCGAAGTCCACGTTGTCGAGACCGTCGTCGCCCTCGCCTTCCTTCATCTCGGTACCGGGCTCGCCGAACATGTCGTCCGCGAGTCCCATCATGTCGGCCGTGCCGCCCATGCCCCCGTTCGGGTCGCCAATCGGGGCGTTGGGGTCGAAGCCGACTCCCGTACCGGTCGGGTCGTCGCCCGGGAGGCGCATCGCGGCAGCCTGTGCGTCGACGTCGTTGATGCTGGTGCCGTCCTCGTTGTACACGGTCGGGAACCAGGTGCCCAGACGCTGGTTGAACGTCTTGTAGTCGATGCCGTCTTCGAGCGCCTTGGCCATCTTGACGAGGCCGTCCTTCGGAAGCGGCTGGTCGCCGAGCGCGGCGTATTGCTTGAATTTCAGGAAAGTCGGGACGGCAACCTCGCGCGGCTGTGCCATGGTGCCGGCCCATCCGTTATAGATCTCGTCCTCGTCGGGCTGCACGCCCGAGCTGTCGTCCTGCAGTCCCTTGGTGTATGCGGCAGCGATAATCCTGTTGAGGGAGTCGACCGCCTTCTGGGACAGGCCCGCACCCTCGTCCCCTACGCCCGGGTCACAGAACTTGACGAATTCCATGGTCTCCTCGGCACCATCTGCCGTGCCCTCGCCGGCACTCGCGTTGATGTCGCCCGCGTCCTGGGGCGTCTCGGTTGCAGGGTCCGGCGCGGGGGCCGCATCGTCCGCCGGGGCGGCGAAGTCCTCGGCACCGAAGTCGTCGGCTTCCATCACGGCCTTGTTGCACAGGTTGCGGAGGGATTCCAGCTGCCAGTCGACCGATTCGTTCTTCACGAGGGCGCTGGGCTGCATCTCGGCATTCTTCAGGTCGTCGAAGTTCACGTCGCCGAAGTTGTCGTTGCCGACAAATCCCATGGCGGCACCGGTGCCGCTCATCATCTGGTCATAGTTATCGGCACTGTCACCGCTCTTCACGAGGTCCATCGCCATGCGCTTGATGATGAGGTCCAGGCGTCCCTTGAGTTCGTCGGAATCGGGGGACAGGTTGCGCAGCGTGCTCTTGCCGGTATTGTTGTCCTCGAGGGAAATCGTCACCTCGCCCTCATCGTTGGGGGCCATCAGCTGGATGGTGATGTCATGCCCGAGGCACTTCATCTTCCCGGATGTGACCTGCTGGTTCATGATGGGAAGGTCGATATGGAACGTAAGGTCGCTCGCCTCGTTGATGGGGCGGAGCCTGGACTCGGTCATGATCTTGACGCCGATATCCTTCAAGTTCAGGTAGTTCTTGTTCAGGGTAAGCGGGTCGTTGTCGTACTTGCGATGGTCCCACTTGGTACTGGTCTGGTCACCGACCGGCTTGGGGGCACCCTTGGTGATGGTGTCGATTAGTTCCTTCTTTGCCGGTACGACCGGGCCGCTCTGGGTCTTGACATAGCCCATCTTGCCCAGTTTTTCCAGGAGTTCCTGTCGCGATATGATAGTCGGCACGGTTGACCTCAATAAAATCTTCTTTGGGAGAAGTTTATAATATCGGCCAGGAAAAATATCGGGGACCGGCTAGTCTACTAGCTCTTCGGCATTTTCCTCGGCGCCGGAGCATTCCACAATCATCGCGTAGATGCCGATGGGGTATACCTGGTCATTACCCTGCAAGTTGGCAAATGCCTTCAATGCGATAGAATCGTAGTCGGCAGCGACATAGCGGATTTCCATGTCATATTCCTCGCACCCCAGGCCCTTCAGCACGGTGAAGATGCTGGTCGGGATCTTGCGGTATCTCTGCTTGGAGTCCTTGCCGTACGCGATCGCGATGGCCTGGCTGTCCCCGGGCATGGTCATCGTGTAGTCGACCTTGCTGGTGATCTGCTGTCCCACTCGGCCCTTGAAGTAGAACTTGACCTCGCCCTTGTCAGTGACGTTCACGCTGAAGAACTGGCACCCGGGGACGAGTTTCAGCTTCTGGACATACTTTTCCAGGTCCTTCTTGTTCAGCTTGATGGTGGCCAGGAGGCTCATCGGGTCGGCTTCGCGGGAACTCGGTACCTTGGTATCGTCCTCGTTAAAGAAGGAAGGTTCGGCAGTGAGACTACGGGCCGTTTCGGTACCGTTGCCGAACCTGATAAATTCATACACATGGCCGGCAATCGTTTCTTCGTTATCGACAACGATTGTACCGGTTTCGGGGTATCCGATGAGTTCAGCAAATCGGATAAATTCGATGAAGGATGACGAGTTGACTTCCAGTCCATCGAACGAAAAGTCGGCAGGACCCGCGCTGATATGGATGAAGCTGTTCTCGTTATGGATGTTCAGGCATGACTTCTCGCCATCATGGAAGAACTTGACAGTCTTTGCCTTAGTCACCATGCATACCTGCTTGATGACATTGAAGAACGGCCTACTGAACCTTATTTCTTGCATATCTCTTTCCTGCGGTTAAACGCTATGGCCTGCTCGGTAGCCGACACATAGTTGATTATCCTGTCCTCGATTTCATGCCATTTCGGACTATCGAATGGGATGACGTATCCGGCAGCACACGAGGAACTGACCGGCACCTGCATCATCCCGAGCCGATATCTCCGACAAATTGCGGAAACAATCGGACCCATAGCGCCTCGGCATTCACCCAGGACATTAAAATAGTGAATTTCTTTGAGTTTGTCAAGCATTTCGCCACGAACTGCAACGAATGGGCCATCAAGAACCTCGACCTGATGGCATCCGTTCACCTCGACGGACCCCAGTACCATCTGGTTGGATGCGGGCGACAGGTTGTATGTCTGGTAATATCCGTATGTTCGGGTACATTTTGACCAGGTGCCGTCGAACTGGGTATATTCGTACCCGAACGGGGCGACGGCCATGATTTCCTTCGGGACACCGCGTAAGGTTTCGTACAAGTTGATATCGTTGATTATCGACGTACCCGGCACAATGATGATCCATTCGGGCAGCATCCTGACCTTCGACGCAATGGACTGCTCGATACCGCGCATCACCAACCTGGTCGATGAATTTGGTGTCACGCGCCGTCTCAGACGCAAATCCTGGTCGCGCACGAACACGGCAAGGTCATACTTTGTCAACGACCTATCCTTGTATATGTTGCACCCAGAATGGGTATAAACCAGCGAAATAATCTCACGGTTCTCGGAATACTTCAATACATTGTCGCGGCGAAGGAGCAATTCCCTCGTTGGTTCAAAACCAAGTTCGATGCGCATGGCCTCGCGCTCACGCTTCTTGTCATTATTCAACTTGATGATGTCGCGGGCATGCTGTTCCTTCGCAAATTCCCGTTCGGAATACGCATTGTCAAATGCACTCTCGATGATGTCAACGACGCTGTGGGTAATGACGGTCTTCGGCTTCGGCGTAGTGAATCGCTTCGGCTCAGGATTCTTGATGGTCTTCCCCATGCGGATTACCGGGCAATACTCGACACCGGAGGCGACGATTTCCTCGACCGCCTTCTTCTCCCATCCGCATATCTTGTTGAAGGCTTCCTTCCTTTCCACACGGTCGCCATACTTGTCCACCAGGGGGCACTTACCTCTAATAAAGGTGTCGATCCATGCCTGAGTCTTTCCAAATATGAATTCGACTTGTCTGGCATTGTAGTAAGGCTGCTTTCCGCTTCCGTAGCAACGACCGCGCCAGCACTTGCTAATCAGGGAATCCAGCTTTGCCTTGCTTATTCCCCACTTCACCTTCCCTTCCGGGGTAGTGTACAGCTCACACTTGACCAACTTTCCACGGACGGCATTACGGGCCTCTGGAACTGCAGAACAGTAGATTTCGGCAACACTGCGCGGCATGTATTCAGGAATTGGGTTACGCCTGAACTTGTGCCCATTTGCCACCCTTTCCTGCGCGAATTTCAGCAGGGTTTCATGACTGACCTTGCGCACCTCGTACTTCTTACGCGGCTCGGCTTCAATCCGCTTGGAATTGAGCATATATTTCATATTGCTCAGCTTGAAACCGAACAGGAGCGCAGCATCCGTAAAGAGCAACGGTTCGCGCACATATTTCAACAGATATAGACGGTCAAAGGTGCGGAGGAATTCATCAGCATCCTCGCGATATACGCGCTTCTTGCCGTCGGCATTGAGGTGAACCTTTATATCCCCCGCCCGCACATGCTTCACGTACTTGGCGGGACTATGGATATTGAGGTAGACCATGGCCTCTTCCTGGGTCATCTCGAACAATGGGTGCTCATTGGACGGAGGCATCAACCTGTACTTCATGACACGGTGCTTGATTACCGATGTCTTGTAAATCTTGTGTCCCTTATCGTCAAGACGGAACGGGACCATTTCGCACAGCTTGATTTTCCGGACGTACTCCACGTCCTTCTGGATGTAGTCGGCCACCCACTTCTCACTCACGAACTCCGGATCGGGCTCGTTCATTTTCTTGATCAGTCGGTCCAGCATATCTTCTACATCTTCCTATAGTCGATCGAGATGGTGCCGTACTTGAACTTGATGGCAATGAAGAAGAAAAGCATCACGAGCATGGAGTCGGTTTCGAAATGCTCGTGCCAGCAGAAACGGCCATCTCGGCCGGCCGCCCACTTGTAGCTAATCAGGTATTTCTTTGGATTCACGGTTTCCCCCTAAAAGTAAGTTTCCGGTGTTATCGCGGCAGCCCTACGGGCATTGGCCTCGCGACGGGTCTTCATCGTAGCCTTGAACTTCTCCTTGGCCACGTTGCCGTACTTCAGCATGAACAGGATATCGGACCCACCTGGTTGGCGGGTACGCGCATCTATGTACTCCTGCCGCACATACCCATCTTCACCGAGTGGCAAGTTACATCCATGGAGGACTTCACCGTTGATGTCCTTCTCCATGATGCCTTCCCAATCAAACCACTTGTACCCATCGTGGCAGGTAGCGGTCCTTCCGGTTCTGCCGGCCTCGTCGTTATCCCAGATGAACACGCAGTTTTCCTTGTGCTGGACAATCTTGGGGTTATCCATCAGGATCTCATGGAGATGCTGAACACCGCCGATGCCTATCGCATTGGGGATAAACGTAGAGTCGATGGTACCTTCCAGAATATAGAAGGGCCGGTCAAATCGGATAAAGTCGATGTTGTATGCTTCCCTGCGGACATTTTTCAAGTTCAGGTAGCGCATCGGGTTGTTCTTGTCGATTGCACGGGCATCGAACTGTGTCCACTTGCCGCCGAAATGATAGAACGGCATGATGATACGGTTCTTGTACTCGTTGCCTACAGGCTTTCCGGTTTCCGGGTTGATAATTAGGTTGCCGTTGGCATCCCTGTGAAGGAACTGATTACCTTCAAGGCACACATACCATTTCTCGAAAACCTCCGGACGGATTTTTCTCGACTTACAAACATCCAGTCCAGCGCGGGCCAACGGATGATTTGCCGTAATGGGTATCAATTCCCCATCGACAAACGGAGAATCCGGCGGAAGCGCGGGCCGGTCATCCTTAACTTCCTCCTTGCGCTTCCTCTGGCTCGGCATCGCACCAAACGCGGAATAAATGAGCTTGGAGTACGTCTCAGGTTCAGTCTGCTTCAAATACGATGCAAACGGCATGGAGCAGGGGCACTTGAAGCATATGTACTTCCACGTGTCCTTGTAGATCCACGCCTTCCTCTTGTTCGGGAAGCGCATGTCGCCGCATACCGGGCACACGAACTCGTAATGGTCAGAACGCTCTTTCAGGTTCTGGGTGCCATACAGTTCATGAATGACCTGGTCATAGACACTGTCGGGTATTTCGGAATAATCAATAGCCATGAACACCACCAAAGCTATTCACCCGGTAAAAATGTACCGGGTGAATAGTCGAACTAGAATTGGTTAATCACAATCAATGTATTCGTATGGTTCACCGGGCATTGCAATTTGCAAAACTTTTTCATGCGCATCCTTTGTCAGCAGGACCATTGAATTATAAATAAAGCATTGCGTGTCGGCATCAAATTGTATTAGCTTATGCAATCTAGCATGATGTCTCCTGCTAAGCACAAATACTTTATGCGGATAATTGTAATTCCAGTGATGAAGCTCCACTTCCTCGGGAAATTTACCATATCGTCTTTCAAGAAAAGCCCTGGTCTTCCGTTCACTATGCGACTGGGTCTGCTTCTTTCCTTTATACAATCGTTTCCATTTATCTCGACCACGTTTACGTTCACGTTCAATAAAATCTTGGTCTTCGATATTTTCCATGTATTTGGCATGGACATCTTTCTTGGTGCATTCCTTACATTTGTTAAGATGTCCGTCAGCCATTTGAGGGTGAGAATAGAAGGCTTCTAATGGTAGAAGCCTTCCACACTTAAAACATACCTTTTCGTGTATTTCGCTCATCTGCGAACACTTAAAAAGGTAAATCCGAGTCATCATCCACTTGGACCGCGACTCCCGCCGGTGCTCCGCCTACCCCCGGTGCACCAGCGAACTGGTTAGGCTGCGGGGCCGGTGCAGCGGGCGGCACATAGGCCGGCTGTGCAGCGGGCGCCGGTGCGGCTACGGGTGCAGTTGCCGGCGTGGCGAACTGGCTTGTCTGCTGGGGTGCCGGTGCGGCTGCCGGCATAGCGAACTGGCTTGACTGCTGTGGCGCGGGTGCCCCGAACATGGACTGCTGCGCGGGGGCCTGTACGCCATAGTTAGGGGCGGACGGGTTGTTGAAGAACACGCCAGCGTTACCGACCGTAGTCTTCGGCTGCGGAGGGATGTACGGGCTCGGTGCCGAGGCCGGCATTGCGCCCTGCTGCATCTGCTGGCCGTATGCCTGCGGCTGCTGGTAGGACGGGTAGCCGTTCGCGCCGATATTGTTGTTGGTATCGGGGGCGGTTGCAGCAGCACCGTCATATACCGCATAGAAGGCACGGGCATCTGCCTCGAGGGCGGTCACGTCCTTGGGCGCGGCGTCATACTTGGAAAGGTCGAAGCACTGGCCGAGGACCTGCATGATGGCCTCGTCGCTCTGTCCGAGCGGGGTCGGCGTGGAGTCGAACTCGGAAGCGTCCCATACGGCAGCGCCCTTGTGGGTACCCCATACCTTGGTGGTATCCCACGTACCGCGGAGGTGGAAGTTGGAACCGGTGAGCACGTGCCACGGGATGCCGACGTACTTCGGCGTACTCGTGTACTGCTGCTTGGCCTGGCCGTTCTTGCCGGTATTTCGTTCCGGTAGGGCGGACATGACCTTGTCCCACTGCTTGGTCTTGGCGTGCCAGATCTTGATCTGGCCGTTGTTCTCCGGATGGACGAAGTCATTGATGATAAGGACGTTGACGTAGATGTCGTCGACGGAAAGGTTGCCGGAGATGCCGGAATCCTTGGCAGCCTGGTCGCCGAAGGACGACTTGATCTTGTAGTAGCGGTCCCATGTCTCCTTGCAGATGGGGCAGTAGGACTTGCCGTACTTGGCGTTCGGGTCCGGGATGTTGCCGCGGCAAATGATGGGACCCTGGCCCCATCTCTGGCCGTCGCGCGTCTTGAGGTAATGCTTCTTGCAGTTGACGTGGGGCCAGAGGTTTCCCTGGACGCCCTCGAGACCCCTGGGGAGAATGCGGATGATGGCTTCCACGTTCTCGTGCTGTGCATCGCACTGGAGCTGCCATTCGTTGGGGTCGATCGCCGCGCCTGTGCCTGCCGGGGTTTCCGGCACGCCCATGTTGGCGAACATGGAGTTAAACTGTGTTGCTGCACCCGGCTGGGCAAACTGCGGCTGGGCACCGAATTGGTTCTGTTGGGGTATCATCTGATCCATGATGTTTCCTTTTGTTACTAGTTCTTGATGCTAAAAAATAGCTACTGAGATCTAATTATCTGCTTATTGACAGTTTATAGTCTGGAGCACTTTTTGGCACCCTATGCAAATGTAGCAAAAGAAAAGGCGGCATGCCTGCCACCTTTTGACATTTTCTTGTAAATAAATATTTACATATCTTCCGGTTTCTTCTCGTACGAGATCCTGGCGTTCGTCTCGGCCTCGTTGACCGCCGCGGTGACTATCTCGTCCATGTTGTCCGGGAGGACGAAGTCCTCGCCGTACTCCTCCTCGAAGGCCATCGCGCATTCCTTCATCACGTCCTCGAACTCCCATCCGATGCACTTGGCGGCCACGTTCTGGATGATGGCCAGGTCGATGACCTTCTTCGCCTCGTCGTCCAGGTCGGAAGTCTGGGAATCGTCCACGTTCGGGTTGTACGTCTCCGGAATATACCTGTTGCCGTTCTCGTCGGTGACGAACATGTCCTCGGTTTCCCGGTCGGAGAGCTCGTGCGCCTCGGTAACCACGTCGGCGTCGGTCTCGTACTCCGGCGCACGGGAAATGTAGCTCTTCCCGAGCATCGGGTTGTCGCGCTCCTCCCGCAGCTTCGCGAGCCACTTCTCCCTGTATACGGTAGGGAGGCTCTGGTGGCTGCCGTACACCCCGTCATCCGCATTGAGGAGCATCAGGCTGGTGCTCTTGATCTCCTCGTTGCGCGCCTCGGCCTCGCGTTCAAGGGTCTCCTTGATCTCCTTGACGACCGCGCCATGTCCCGGGAAATGGAACCTACTCATCCTCGTCCTCCGCGACCATGTCCATCATCGCGCTGAACTCGGCGTCCTCGTCCTCTTCCGGTTCCGGCTGGGCCTGTTGCCTGGTGACGTCGAAGTTCAGCTCTCCCTTGCGCACCTGCTCGTTCACCCGTTCCAGTTCCTCCACCGAAATCTCGATGCCGCGGTCGGACGCAATCATCAGCTTGATGTCGTTGTCCACCAGCGGACCCAGCTTCGACGACTCGACCACGCTCTCGATGGCGCAAAGGATGGTGAGCATGGTGACCCCGTAGTCCTTGTACCTGTCGTACACCACGTGGATGGCCTCGTTCAGCTTCGCTCGGGCCTTCTTGAGGTAGGATTCGGGCATGGTCAGCACTACCGCGATGTCACCCTCGAACCTGGGCGGCGCACTGAGGAACTTGTTGATTTCGCTGACGAGCAGCTCGGTTTCGGCCTCCTTGCTCAGGTTGACCGCGCTGGACGGGTCGTTGGAATCCGTGTTGAGGTGGAGCATGACAGCTCTCCTGTATTCATTTCTGACAGGAAACTACTACATTTGAGCAGTTATTTTACCGGTTTCCTTACCGATTTCTTACGTTTTCCCGCGGCTTCCTGGTCGAACATCATGTCAGAACGGAGGGAAAGCTCGTAGTCGAGCAGGCACCTGGCCTTCTTTTTCTTGCCGCCGGTCTTCGTGGTGTACCGCATGAGGGCGAGGACGTCGGGAGGGAGGGAATCCGGGCCGAGGACGTCGTGCTTTATATGGTTCCGGAGTATCTCGCACATCCAGAACGCGTCGCAGAAGTCCGAATGGGGGCTCTCGTACTGTTTCAGCGTCTCGAAATAGGGGTAGTAGAACTGCGGGTAGAAGTCCTTGACCGCCTGGCACATGGCCGGCTTCTGGGCACCGCCGTTCCCGGTCGCGAAATGCTTGATCTGCGGGATGCCGTAGGTGATTATGCCCTTCCCCTGCATGAAGAAATGGTACCTGACGCCCCCGCAGAACTCGCCTATCTGGAAAATCGCGTTGCTCCCCTGCTTCTCGGCCTCCCCGTAGGCGTAATCCTCGAAGGAGACGTACTTCACGTCCTCCATGTCCCTGCTCAGGAGGGTATAGGCGCGTTCCATCCTCGCCATCATGGGCAGCTTGGTGTAGTCGGTGCCCAGGGCGTATATATGGACGTGCTCCTCGTCATGCAGGTAGGACAGCTTCGAGCTGTACCCGTAGTAGTCCACGGACCTGATGTCGAGCGTGGCGTCGTCAAGGTCCATGATGACCTTGCCCGACGAGTTCATTGATGGGTCTATTCCGGCAATCCTCATGCCGGGAAAACTAGATCATGCTGGCTACACGTTCGCCCGGTCTGGAAGGGAGCTGCTCCTGCTGTTCCTGTGGCGGCTGCTGGGCCTTGCTTTCCTTCCTGGGCGCACGGGGGCCACGGGCCGGCATCTGGGCGGCCATCATGGCCTCCTGGTCGGTGCGGAGTTCCTGGTAATGGGCCAGTTCCTCCTGGCTGGCGTCGAACCACTTCATCCTCGTGAAGTCGCACCTGGTCTGGAAGATGTCGGAATTGCGGCCGAAGCGGTTCTTCATGAACTCGTGGTAGAACATGCCGCATTCCCGCAGCACCGAGTCGGACTTGATGGAGATCATCAGGTCGGACGTTTCGGCGTAGCCGGTCGAACCCTGCACGGCCTCGATGCCAGCGTCCAGCGAGTTGTATCCCAGGCGGTTGAACTGGACGGCCGAGAGGCCTGCGATGTTGCGCTCGACCATCATGTCCCTGATCTGCTCGGCCTTGGCCACGCCGTCAAGATACATGCTTCTCTGGTCCGACACCGAGGTGCCCGGCTTCATGATTCCGATATAGTCGATGACGAGCAGGTCGAGCTGTCCGTACGTGGCCTCGAACTGGTCCACGTACATCTCGATGTCGGCCGGCGTGGTCGTCGTCTTCAGGCGCTTCACCTGGAAGTTGCCGTGGACGCCGTCGCCCTGGTTCGCACGCAGCTTCTCGTCAATCTTCGCACGGCACTCCGCCTCGCTCATCTGCAGGATTTCCGGCATGGCCGTATCGCACAGGTTGGCCGCAAGCCTCTGCCATAGGTAGTCCTCGGCAAGTTCGAGGGAAATGTACAGTACGTTATACCCGAACGAGTATGCGAACACCGCCTCGTTGCCAAGAATGAGGCTCTTGCCCACGTTCGGCTGGCCGACGAACAGGGTAAGTGTCTTCTTGTAGTATCCGCCCCCCTTGATGGAGCCATCCTGCTGGATGGTGCCCGTCTTCGCGCGAATCTCGTTGATTGACGACGGGATGCATTCCCTGCGTTCCTTCAGAAGGGCGAGCGCGGCGCCGATATCGTTGTAGACGTTCAGGCCGAGGTTTGTATGTAAAGAAAAGTTTACAGCTTCCTTGAGCTTCGGTATCAGGGTGTTTATGCCGTCAACGTGCCTGTCATGGACGTTCTCGGCCGCGCTGATAAGGATGTTCTCGGTCATCCGTTCCCGGAAGTGCCCCTCGATCATCTCGACAAGGACTTCCTGGCGGACCCCTTCGACTGGCGTATTGCAGATGTACCCGAGCTTCTGTACCAGCTGTTCGGAGAATCCGGTCGTCGCCATGCCCAGCATCAGTTCCTGGGCGCTCGGGCTTCGATGGTACTTCTGGTCGAACTTGCCGATTACCTTGACGAGCGCCTGGTTTATCGGGTCCACGAACATCTTCGGGGACATTTTCGGCTTCAGCTTGGGACCTATGACCGCGTCGTTGAAGAATGTACGCAGGACAAGGTCCTCGCGACTCATCTGGACGACGGGAATATGCCTGATGTCAACCGGCGTCTGTGTAAATGTAGGTGGTATGGATGCGGCCAGTGCGTCCTGCTGCGTAGGCATCGTCACCTGCTGTGCTGGTTGGAAAGGTGGCGGAATCGTGGGTTCTTGTAAAGGCTCGGACATGACTATTTCTTGTAGGTACTGTATGCTTATTCGTTGCTTTCCGAAATATAGCAAAAAACTTCCACGTGGAACAAAATATGATGAAAAAAGTCGGGAAGCTCCCGACTGTTTTCGACTTAGGCCTCGGCCTGTTCAGGATTTTCCGGCGTTTCCGGCTCGTCCTCGCCAAGCGCCTGGGCCATGCTAGCAGCCTTCTTCTTGGCTTCCTTCTCGGCCTTCTTCAGGTTCTTGTCGACTTCCTCCTCGTTGATCTCGAGGCTCACGTTCTCGTCGATGCCGTTCTCGCCCAGCTTGTCCGCAAGGGAACGGTTCTTGAAGTTCTCGTGGACGTAGTCGTTGATCGGGTCCAGGATGGTGCCGATGGTCTCGGCCTTGTGGAGGTCCTTGTTCAGGCAGGCGATCCATTCGGAACGGGGCTTGCGGGGGTCCTTGATGACCCATGCGCCCGAGTTGCCGATGCGGCCCGCGGGCGGGGTGACCTCGGGGAACTTGGTGGCCGTGTACGCCTCGATGAGGTCCGCGGACTTGGCAATCTCGTGGAGGCCGTAGTACGGGTTCAGGCCGGTCTTCCAGTCGAGGTACATCTTGACCTTGGTGCCGACATGGACGAAGCAGCTCTTCTTGATGTTCACGTTGAGGATGAGGCCGAGCTTGGTCTTGTCGGTTGCAGAAACGACCTCGAAACCGGTAGTAAGGTCGAAGATGACACGGGCGAAGTACTTGGCGCCCTCTCCGCCCGCGATTTCCTCCGGGTTGCCGTAGGCCGTGGGCTTCAGGTACTTGTGGTTCGTCGTGTACATCGGGATGCCGAGCTCGCCGCAACGGAACGTCATGTCGGTAAACAGGGCCTTGAGCTTCTTGGCCTTGGTCATGTCGGCACTGTCGGCGCCCTTCTTGGCATCGTCGACGCCCTTGTTGGTGAACAGGCCGCCAACCGAGTCTAGCACGATGGCACACTTGCGCTTGTTCTCGAATCCCTCGCCCTTGTCCTCCTCGAGCTGGGTGACGATGGTGGACATACTGTGGTGAAGCTCCTCGACCGTGTGCATGCGGACGATCTCGAACTGCCCGGGGATGAAGCCGAAGTTGTCGATCAGCATCTCCTCGGTGGTCTCGTTCTCGCTGTCGTACCAGAAGATGAAGTATCCCTGCTTCATCAGTTCAAGGGCGAAGTTGAGCTTTGCGATAAGGGACTTGCCGGTGCCGAAGAAGCCTACCGCCATGAAGAACTTGTTCATGTGGAAACCCTGGTACACGTCGCCGGACAGTGCCGCGTTGAACGCGTAGGAACCGCTGTTGATGAACCCGTACTCAGGACGCTTCTTGTTGTGGTCCAGGTACTTGTCGCCAGTCTTCAACTTGCGGAAAAAACCGAAATCCGATGCCACTTGGACACCCGTTGCCGTATTTGCTGCTTTTTTAGCCATGATAACCTCTTTTCTGGAAATTTAACTTATTCTATTCTTACTGTCAACAATTAATCTTCGAAACAATCAACAATATCAACAATATATCCACATTCACGCCATCCTGGACAGTAGGTTCACCCCTCCCTGAACGTGCTCCCACATGTCAGTCTTGCTCATCATCGGGGTACAGAATACGGTGAACTTGCCGTACTTCAGCTTGTGCCACGGGAAGTTGGAACTTTCCGGCAGTGTGAACGGCTTCATGCTGAACAGGACTATCGGCCTGAACTCCTTGATCTTCTTCATGTCGAGCACCGACCGGAACCCTTCGAGCGACAGGACGCACGCGCCGTTCTCGGAAATATCCTTCAGGACTACGCTGCCCTGGCTGTCGCCCGGCTCCAGGTACATGAGCGCCGACGTAGTCCCGTTCGGATGGAACATGCTCACCCTGGGGTCACGGATTACCGCAAGGTACTCCTCCAGGTCGAAGTATCCCAACACGGGTATTCCCCTGACCTTGGGCATCTGCTGTACGGTGTAGATGTACCGGCTGAGCAGCGGTTCCATGAACTTGCCACCGTCGAAATCTATCCTGGCCATCAGGTCATGTATGCCGCGCAGGTCCTTGGTCTTGAGCTCGTTGAATGTCATGGACCTTCCCATCCTGTCGTACACCATCGACTGGCTCGTGCTAGACATCCTGAACTTGCCGGAGAACCTGTACTTGTCGAGCGTCAGGGTAGGCACGTTGAAATGGTTCAGTGCGTCCATCAGGGTCTTCGCGTCCTTTACGCCGGAAACTTTCCCGTCGACCACGTACGCCTCGATGCTCTTGCCGTCCAGCTTCATTGCCGGCATGAAGATCCCGTTCGAGTTGAGGAACCTGTCGGGCATTATGTAGTTGCCGTCGGTAGGATGACCGTCCTCGCGGCATATGCCGAGGCGCTTCCCCACCTCGATCCACCCGGTCCTGTAATCGTCCACATATACCAGGTGGGTGTTGGTGGCGACCTGCTGGCCAATCATCATCTGACTACCGTGCCCCTTGTCTTGAACGGAAGCACGATGTTCTCGGAATTGCCGTTGGGCAGTACGACCGCTATGATCACGCGGATGGTGTTGGAGTCTTCATCGACGTCCACCCTGCTCTCCTCGTAGTCGACCGACACCCTCGGTTCATACTCGCGGATCGCCTCGAAGCATTCCTGCAGCAGGCGGGTCTCGTCGTCCTCGTTCATGATGTCGAAGACGCGCTCCTCGATTGTAGTGCCGAAATCCGGGTTGAAGAGACGTTCGCCCTTGCGGGTAAGGAGGATGTTGTAGATGTTCTGCACGATGCTGTTCTCGTCGGTGACCTCGGTGAAACCGTTGAACCCGAGGTCCCGGTTGTACACCGCTGAATGGCTTGCACGCACGTTATCGTTCCCTGGCCTGGATGGTTCGGCGAAATACCTGTTACGCCTGGTGGCACTGGCGTCGAAATATACCTTTGCCTGATTCCCTACCAGTGTACCGCGGGAATCATAGACCGCAAGGTCGACCATCCCCTCCACCTTCCCGGAAATGTCCGGCACCACTATCTTCAAGGAATACTCGTTGCCCGAGAGGATATTGGCCCGTTCTCCATCTACGGTGACCACCAGGCTGTCGATATCGGAGCCGAAGTGCCGTCCCCCGTCAGCCGCGGTCACGGTCGCCCTGCCGGCCGGGGATATCGTCGACGGCGTAACGCTCAGGTCGAATGGTTCGGCCACCGGCGGGACGCCTTCCGTAATCTGGATGCCGATGGGGGTGTCGGACTCGTTGGAGCCTATGTACAGCTCGCCGCCCGTCTCGAAATCGCGATAGATCCCGAGCACAAGGGACACCTGTGCCAGGTTGCACTCCTTCCACTTCCTGACTATCTTTTCCGGAACGGTAAACTCGACCGGGTTGGACTCGTAGCCATCCGGAGGTTTCGGGTCGACCTTTCCGTCACAGTCGTGGTCGGCAATCGGGGCGCTCACGGCAACCGGGCTCCCGTTCACCTTGGATGACACCTTGGAATAGCCGTCGCCTCCCGTCCAGTTGGAGTCGGACATCTCGTACAGGCCCAGCATGCCAAGCTCGTTGCCCAGCATGTTCGTCGAGGTAACGGTAACGCTCACCTTGACTTCCGGGTTGGCCACGCCGTACAGGCGCGACACCGGGAACTTGAACGCGACGAATGACGTCCCCGATACGGGCAGTTCGGTATCGCCGCTATGGGTAATCCCGTCCTCGCCCTTCCTGAAGAACGTATCGTACGACGGATGGAGCACGGTCGACGCACGGCTGCCGATGACCATGCGGGACGCGCGGAATGTCGGTTCGGATATAGCCACTGCCCACCTCGACTAGAACCACATCGTCCGACGGGCCTTGCGACGCTCGGCGTCCGCCTTCTTCTTGGTGGCCGCTGCCGCGTTACGCTTCACCTTCTCGGAACCGGTATCGGTCATTTTGACGGTGACGATACCCTTTCCGGACTTGATAATGTCGCGTGCCATCGCCTCGACCGTCTCGGAGTCGCCGGCATTCAGGGCATCCATGTACTTGCCGAGGAACCCGGCTTCCAGCCCGGTCACCGTTTCCGCCGCACGCTTGATGACATCTGCACCGTCAACGTTATCCGGCGTAATCTCGCCGATGGCCATGGCGATACCGGACTTTCCCAGGTTCGACAGTTCCACACTGCGCCCCTCGTCATAGAAGGATACGTCGACGTCATCGTCCTCATTCAGACCGGACGCGGCCTTCCGTTCGAATATATCGGCATATGCAGGTAGGCTGCTCGCACCAAGGGAACGTATCTCGGACTTGATGACACGGCCCGTAATGGGCGGAATTCCCGCCGCGTTGCAATAGTCCGCGGCAGAACTGAATATCTGCCTGTCGGAGTGATCGAAACCGACCACGGTGCCCAATGCATCGACCAGATAGCCCTTGGCATAATTCACGGTAGCAGGATAGTCAAAATAGCCACTCAGGCAGGCCTCGGCCAGCTTTCCGGTAAAGATGGACGGCATGGCCGCATTTTTCAGTTCAAACCGGTTCATGTCCTTGATGTCGGAAACGTCATGTCCCTGGCTTATATTCTTGGCACGGTCTTCAAGGAATCCGTTGAAGGTCACCGCGGCAAGCAGGGCGCTCTGTTCCGGCGGAGTGATGCCGATCTTTTCAGTAGCCAATTTCGGCAGCGAACGGTCGGTGCCGATTGAGACCGTGCTGATTGACTGGGTTTCCTTCTTCTCGAACGGCACACCTGACTTCTTGCAGGCCTCGGCGATCAGTGCCGACGTGAGTGCGGACAGGGAAGATAGCGTATGGGTTCCATCGCCGGTCGCATTGGCATACTCGGATTCGAGCCCGAGACGTTCCACCAGTTTCTTAAAAGCAGGCTTGGCAATCGTTTCCAGCATGTTATCTGTACTAATCTGTTCACCGACCGAGTAGTCGTTGGATTCCACGGTATCCTTCACCTGATGCGTCTGGTAAATGTCGGATAGGCGGGAGCCGTCCTTGTTCTCAGTGCCATCCCCTTCCAACGACGTAGAACCTACCGCAAACCTGATCGGCAGAAATATCCCGGCATCTACAGCCTCGTTTATAAAACCCAAATACGGGGTTTCCGGGTACCTTGCCATCATCATGCCATGTCCGTACTCCTTGCCATGAGTATTTACTGCCGGCTCGATTTCCGGGCGCATTGCATCGACCCCGTCCTTGGTCTTGAGGAACGCGGCGAACCTGGTGACAAATTCATCGATGAAAGCTTTCCCACCAAGGACTGCCACGTCCTCTCCCAGTCTTTCCACGGAACCGTATCTGGGAACGCTGTACATCTTGGAACCGATACCCCCGACCAGCTTCCTGATTTCCGGCTTGCTCATGCCGTTAGTCAGAATGTCCATCGCGATGCCGTGCCGTGCACTTTCAGGCAGGTCATACCCGGCAGTCTTGGATTTTACCCAGCGTTCGCATGCAGCAAGGTCATGCGCGATTATAAAGTTGTGCAATCCCTCGACCCCACCCACTTCGATAGAATTACCGCTGGCCACCTGTGCCGTACGGACCACATGCTTATGACCAATCCGGAGAAGGTATCCCATCAGCGACCCGTTTTCCAGGAAGTTGCCGTTACCATGGAGCCTTTCGTCAAAGCGTTCGCGGAGCCATCCCATCTGCTTCTCGGCAATGTCCTCGACATGCTTCAAAGCCGCCTTGGTAGTATCCTTCAACGTATCACTGCCGTAATTCTGGAACTCTGCGTGGAATATCGCCCGTAGTTCCGGCTCGGTAATGAGAGGACCCGCATCCTGCAGGTATTCTCGGTTCTCCGAGGCGTACCTGAACAGTCCCGTCACGATTTCCTTGATTTCGGCCACCGAGAAATTGAATTCGGTATTGAGCTGGCGTTTCAGTTCCCGGGAACGGCGCTCACTAAGGAGACGTTCTTCCCTGGAAACCTTCTTGGGCTTGTTGATTGCGAAAGTCTTGGGCGGAACCTTTGCCTCGGCAGGCACGGCAGGTTCGTTCTCCTCGGTAGTCATCTGGGAAAAGTCGAGCTCGTCGCCGGCATCATCCGGCTGGGAGTCGCCGGTTTCCATCGTCGAAAAGTCGAGCTCGTCATCGTCGTCCACGCCCTCGAAGACTGCCTCGGTCTTGGCTGGCAGCCCGGCCTTGCGCTTGCCTTCCTCGACGGCCTTGTACAGGCGCTTCCTGATGTTCGTCAGGGCCTGTTTCGGACTGATTTCAGGTTCTTGAATCTTGATTGCCATAACGCGACTTCCCGATATATAATCGATTACAGTTTATAGTCTTTAAACAAAAAGCGCCTCATTCCGGGGCGCTCGTTCTAAAGTTCTTCCTCGTCAGGCACGCCAGGCGGCATGTCCTCGTCGGACTCGGCACGGATTTCCTGGTCGATAGCCTCGTCCTCAAGCTCCTTGAGCTTCCCGTGGAACCTGGCGTAACACTCCTCGACACCGTCGGTATCCAGGGTGAACGCATCGATCGGTAATAACTCGTCCTCGAACATACCCCTCGCGATACGGGTAAGCCCGGGAGCGTTAGGCACCCACACCTCGAACATCGAACCGTCGGCGGAACAGAGACCCCCGATGCTGATGATGTCAGGTACGCCACCGTAGGCGACAACCTCCACCATGCCGGAAGGAATTCCCCTCTCCATGTACGGGTCGTCACCGAAGTCCTTGTTCGCGCGTACCATGCGGCTCTCGTCGGTGTCAAACGCATAGATTTCCAGCCGGGTACCGCCGTCCTTCGAAATCACTCCGACCCTCTCGTTCACCTTGTCGGAGACGATATGCTCCTCGGCGACGAGCATGTCGATATCGGGCGACGCCATCGGCGGGTTACGGGACAGGTATGCCTTCGCGTATTCCAGCGGGTTATCCCCGGCCGGGATGAAGCCCAGCGAGTATACGTTCCGGTTGTTCTCCGCGTACACCCTGGACACCAGGCGTCCGCCCTCGCGCAGGGTGACCGCGTCGGCCAGCCCGGCACCGTCGATGGAGAACGGGGACGAAAGGATGAACGGGATTCCCGCGTACATGAACACTATCATGAATTCCGCGTGCAGGTTGCCTATGGTGCCCATGGTCACGTAGAACGGCACCGGCACATAATCCAGTCCCGGGTTACCCATCATCCCGTCGATCTCGTCCTTGAACAGCTGCACGATGTCGGCTCCGTCCTCGTCGGACAGGACCACGCTGTACTGGGCGAAACATGAACACATGCCTAGCTGGCAGGAAACGGGTACCATATCTTACAGAATCTTGGAAAGGGATGCCACAATCTTCTCGTACAGCGGGGAGGCGCTGTGGTCGGGCGTGTTCTTCTTCTCCTCGTCGATCTGGGCCTGCACGTCCTTGACGTACTGCGCGATGGTGTCCATGATCGGCTTCGGGAAGCTGTCCACGTCGTATTCGAACTTGCGGTCCGGGCAGCTGCACTCCACCTTGCCGTTAACGACCTTGACACCGTACTTCTCGGCCTCATCGTCGGTAATCTGGATCACGTCCAGGAATTCCGGGAAGGAGAAGTAGGTGACCCGCGTGGACGGGATCTGGTGGGCGTACTTGACGATATCGTACCTTTCGGCAATGGTGAGACTGATCTTCTTGCTCATAGAAACCTCTTTTACCCGGAAACTACATCCTTTGTGAACTACGCACACCCTAAAGGGTGTGAGCTTCTAGTCTTGCCATCACGGGTCATACTTGCTGACTGAGCAATCTGGTGATTCTCATTCAGTAGCGGTATTTCCTCCGGCGAGGCCTGTTCCAGGCACTCAGCTCTTTTTGACGAGCCAATCATCAAGACCAACCTGGCAGAATGTATGTCCCTATCCATCTCGTAGCCGCAGTCGCACTTGTAGATGCGGTCATTTAATGATAGGATGTTCCTGGCACCGCACTGCGGGCAAAGCTTGGTTGTCGGTTCCCACTTGGATATCATGAAGCTGCGTCCCGAATCCTGCAAGGATTTCAGACGCTGTTTCAGAGAACCCAGGCAGGACGACTGTACCTGCTTGCCGAACAGCCCCTTGTGCCAGTTCGCAATCTGCTCGTCCTGAAAGTATATCACGTCGTAGTCGGTCACCAAACGGTGGTAGATCTTGTTGCAGGCGTCCTTGCGCCTGTTTGCAAGATGTTCGTACTCACGCTTCAGTTGACGCCTACACCTGTAATACTGCCTTGACCCCTTCTCGTGCTTCTTCTTTCCTCGCTTGTTCAGCTTCCGGGAAAGAAACTTAAGGCGGTCGCTTTCTCGCACCTTGCAGTTGTACTTGTCACCGTACGACGTTGTTACGGAATCCTTTATTCCGAAGTCGAGCCCGACATTCCTGCCGGTAGGATTCCTCCTCTCCTTCGGTAGCATCACGCTAATCTTCACGTAGTATCCGGATGCCTTTCTCACTAGCTTTGCATCCGCGATTTCAAACTTTTCGAACCCGTGCAGCTGGTCGATGCCGTGCACCCGTAGTTTCCTGAATCCGGGAATCGTTATCCTGCACCCGTCCAGTATCTGTGTATAGCCCGTTATTATCGGTATGCAGTTCACTTCGCTCTTGAACTTCAATGCGCCGACCTTGATGCCCTTCTTCTTTGCCTTGGCTAGATTGACGATATCCGTCTTTTTCTGTGCCACCGTTGCTCGATGCAAAACCGATGGCAATGAGACCGTATCCGTTATAGGGTTCTTGTCCTTGTCATAGTGGACTACATCCTTATGCTCGGTGTACTTGTAGTCGAACATGCTGTTATCTGGATTGTCCTTGGACAAGGACAGCATGTCGTTGATCACCCACTTCGCTTCCTTGAAACACTGTGATAGCTTCTGGAAGGTTTCCTTCGGGTTGTGGCGGACCGATACCTTGAGCTCGAACACCCGGCAGATTTGCGTCTGCCGTCTTGCCTTCGTCGCGGACATGCTTGCCCGGATCCTGGCCTTCGTCTCTTCGCTCCGTATCAGTTCCATATCTCAGTTTCTTGACTTCAATTTAAGCTTATATACTTTTCACTCAAATATAATTCATTATTGCTGCTTGAAAACTTATTTATTGCTTATTTTACAGACGGGCCTTACCCACACCCTAAAGGGTGTGGGCTTGCAGCCGCCTCTTTGTCAGGGAGGAACACGAAGTCGCACGGGTATCCGAGGCCCATGAAGTCGTCCACGGTCTCGCTGTATCCGTATTCCTTCCCGGCGGGTACCGTCTTGACCATCAGGGGGCCCGGATACTCTATCTCGACAGCCTGTCCGAGGATGAACCCCTCAACCGGGATCCGGTGGACATACCGGAACCGGTCGCCGTCGAAACTGAGGTGGTCGGTCGCCTTCGGGTGGAACTCCATCAGCAGGTCCCCGTTCGCGCCCCCGTGGACACCCCCGTTTCCCTTCCCCTTGACAGTCATGTCCATGGTCCCCTTCCGGTAATGGAACGAATGGGACACCTGCTTGGATGTATGCCCTGTACCGCCGCATACGGCGCACTTCCCGACGGGTACCATCCCCGTGCCCGTGCACCTACGGCACACCAGGACCCTGTCCCCCTCGTTCGTCACCGTGCGCACCTTCCTTTCGCCATGACATTCGGGGCATGTTTCCAGGTGGTCACCCCCGGTGCCCGAGCACTCGAGGCACTCGTGCTCCACCGTGTAGCTTACCGTCATCAGCGGGGTACCCTTCACGAAGGTCTCCATGGGGATCTCCACGTTCACGGGCACGTCGGTGCCGTCCGTCTTCCTTGGGTCGGACCATTCCGGGGCGTTGCCGAAGTTCCTTGCCACGTCGGACTTGCCCATAGCGGCGCTCCACGTGGCCATCGTACTGGAGAACGAATGGGAGGCGTCGTACTTCCGGCGCAGCTCGGGGGTCTTTATCCTGGCGTATGCCTCGTTCAGCTCGGCCATCTGTTCCGGGCTTCCCCCGTGGTCAGGGTGCAGCTCCCTCGCCCGCCTCTTGTAGGCGGCAAGGATCTCGTCGTCGGTGGCCTTCCTATGGACACCTATCACAGCGTATGCGTCTTTCATGCACTATAAACTAGGTTCAAGAGGTTGCAGCATGGCAAAACAGGATACTTTCGTCAACAATGTCGTAAACGCCGGCAAGAATTCCGGAAAAATCACCCATCCCATCGAGTCCAACGGACCGAAGCGCAGGAGGGCGGGCTTCTACGGCTACGCCATGGGAAGCGCAATGAGCGACATCCCGGGCAACGAGGCGAACGCGGCCCTCGATGTCGGATATGCCACCTCGGGCGGATGCGAGGGCGGATGCGACGGAGGGGCGCCTGCCGCCGGGGAAGCAATCGACCTGGACTCGTTCAACGCGTGCCTCGAGGCCGTCAGGACCCAGATGGAAGGCGGTCCCATCGCCGACCAGGTGATGGACATCTTCAACAGGGCCAGGCAGGGCCAGTGCAACACTGCACTGTATTCCGGCGCCGACGGCTACCAGAGCCTGGGCAACGGCGAGCAGTCCGACCCGGTGCGGGAGAACCTGATCTCGACAGCGGCAGCAAACTGCGAGAGCGCCCTCAAGATGTTCAAGGCCGTCGCCGGGGTGGACTACTGGGCGTTCCGCCGCTAAGGGAAACATAAGATATAGTTTAATCCTCGGAAGAAACAATCCGAGGATTTTTTATGGAACCAGAAGCAATCCCGCAAAAACGCATTGTCGAGGTGCTGATCGACGACAACGGCAACCCGGTTGAAGGTGCACCTGCCGTGATGAAGCTTACCTTCGACAACATCAAATTCCCTACGCTGGAAGAGGTGCTTGACAAGACAGAGCCCGACTTTGACGATTTCGACGTGCTCCGTGGCAAGATGGGTGCCTGTGACGAACTCACCGAGTTCACCAAGGTATTCTACTACAAGGTGAAGGTGGACCCGCCGGTGAACGGCAAGGACTACCGAATCGAGGAACTGCCGAAGTACCCCAAGTTCCTCGCGCTGTTCGAAGGCAAGAAGTCGGTCAGCGAAATCACCCTGTTCGACGTGAACCGCATGTTCAACAAGGAACAGTTCGATGAATCGCTGGCGGAAGACGAACGCAACAACGCGCTCTCCGAGGCGGCAGCCGAAATCATGGAGAACATGAAGAAGGAGAACCGGTTCTCCTTCGATGCCGAACTGAAGGAAAGCGACCTGGAAATCCTCAGGAAGCACGTGAAGGACGCGGACGGCGTCACGGTCTACAGTGACCTCCTGGCAGATTCCTTTTGCGAGATGCTCCCGGACTTCGCTAAGATGTGTGAAGAATGCGATAACCCGATTGACTTCAACCCGGACGTCAACATGTTCGTGCCGCCCATGGGCCAGGGCGATCATGATGATGGCGAAGAAGCAGCCGGTGACATCGGCAGCTTTATGCCCACTCCAGGCGGCTGGAATCCGTACAAGGAATAGAAGCTATTCAAGCATATTGAAAAATCCCGCCCAGGTGGCGGGATTTTTAGTTATTATGCATCCTTTTCGGGTTCCGGCTTAGGTTCTGCTTCCGGCACCGGTGCACTTGCGGCATCCGGCGATACGGTTGCAGGTTTCTTCCTTGGCTTGGCCGGTTTCTTCGCGGCAGCCGGTTTCTTCGTAGTCGCCGGTTTCCCGTTTTCGGGATTCAGCCACTTGATGCGGATTCCGTTTCCTGCCATGCTTGTGGTACCGGATTCAATCATACCCTTGGCAAGGTTCTTGACCCGGGCCTGGATGCGCTTCTTGACTTCCTCGGCGATAGCCATCAGGTTCTCGCCGGCTTCCTTCTTCTTGTACTTGCGAAGTTCTTCCAGTTCCTTGGCGATGTCGCTCGACTTGATGCCGTCACGTACAATGCTCCTTACGATGGACACCACCAGTTCCTCGGAAATCTCGACAGCGAACCGGTTTTCACCGATAGTCTCTTCACGTTCGAAGATATGGCTCCCGGCAGTGCCGCCCGCAGCACGTCCCCACGGACGCCCGCTGGTAACACCGGTATTGTTCATGATAGCGAGAACAATCGGGACGATTTCACGGGTCTGCGTGACGGGGTCAATCGGATATCCGACATTTTCCTCACGCACCAGCTTGTCGAGTTTACGCAGATTGTCAACACTGATGTTCCCGTCAGAACCGACCAGGTCCTCGCCGTACGTATTCTTGTATGCGTCCATAAACATTTCAAGCTGTCGGGCAGCATCGCCGGTCTTTACCGACCGCGGTTCGGGACGGTTGGCAAACAGAACCATGGGTCTCTCGTCACCGTTAGCGGAATGCACCATATTGATTCCATGGAGGCCGTTATTTTCCATCATGCGGGCCACGTAGACAACCAAGTTGCTGTCAGCGAGAGACTTGGTAGGCGTAAATGTACCCAGTCGTCCACTAAGCTTGCCAAACAGGGCGGAATTGTAATTCTCCTCGTCACGGGCAAAGCGCCGTGCAACCAGTTTCCGGTTTCCGCCGCTGGACTTGACCTCCTCGCAGAAATCATCAATACTGCCGTCGAACCCTACCTTGGCCAGTTTCCGATACAGTTCTCGGCGTTCGGCAGTATCATCAAAATCGTCAGGATTGAACCTGGCAAGTTCATCCTCGACGTACGACATGACACGGCCGAGCATTGCAGGGTTTTCCGAACGTGCGGACCCGTCTACATCGGAGATACCGGTTTCACGAGAAAGATTCCATCTGGCGATATTCGACTTGGACGTGCTGTCAAGCCCGGCATTCTTCAGGAGACTGCCGACCATCGGGGAATGGATAAGTTCACGGATATACTTGGAAATCGCCATGCCGAGGGTCCTACGGTCAAATTCGCCGGAAGCCGGAACACGACCGGCAAACCCGTCAAAGAACACGTCCGTCATCTCGTCACCGAGTATGGACGGCACCAGTTCTTCCCTGTAGTACTTCGCCGTATGGCCCGAGGAGTCCTTCTCGCCGGTAACATCGGTCCAGAGGGCGTTCTTCAACGTATTTACGTTGGAAATGAACTTCTTGTCGGCATCGCTGTCCTTGGCCATGCGTTCCTCGGCAGTGGTGCCATATGCATCCGCAAGTTCCTCGGCCAGGTCCTTACAGATTGCGGGCCGTTCCTTGACACTAGTGTCTTCCCTTAGCTCCTCGCCGTCGATGCTGTCCTTGAACGTCTCGGCAGGACGGTCACCCAGGATTGACCGAATTTCCTCGAAACCGGCATTCCTCGTGTCACCGTTCGCGCCGAACACGTACCTCATGATGGACTTGGCAAGCGCCTTGGAATCAATGCTGTTACGTGCCCCGGCACCGATGCTGCCCGATACCATGCGGTCAGACAGCCTCTCCTCACCAAGGGTCGCCTGTTCCTTAAGTGCCCTGCGGAGGTCAGCCTGTCTTGCCTCGCGGCCTACGTTCAGGGTAGCGTGGTCAAGCGTAACGAACAGGAGGGCGGAAGAAGTACCGTCGATGTCAAGGGCATCACCGCATACGCGGTCGGAGAACTGCTTCCACAGTTCGGCATTGTCCCTCATGGGTTCGAACGAACGGTCGGAGAGCAGACTGTCCACCATCTGCACACGGAGGGCAAGTGCAAGCTTGCGGCCGACATCAGGATCGGCCTCGGCGATGCCTTCCAGGGGAAGCTTCATCTTGGCATTCCCGTCGAATGCGACGCCGGCATACGTATTGCCACGCTCCGGACCATAGTCGACCGTGTCATTCAGTCCGGCCATATGGATAATGTCGCCAAGTACCATCGGCTCGTCAGCATCGTCGCCGGTAGCGATGGCGCCATCGGAATTAAACCTGACACCGACAGTCTCGTCCGAGTTGGCCTTGGAACCATCGACCGCCGCGGCCGGCATATCTACCGTGCCACCGGTGCCGAGTGATTCTATCGCACGGATAAGGCCGGTATATGCCGCATCGCCGCCTTCCTCGGAATCCCATACCGACTGGTACAGTGAAGCCGCGAATGCAGTCGGGGCAATACCTCCCTTCAGTTCGGTCTTCGCACGGTCCGTCTTGTTCCCGGCAGCATGTGCGGCAGCGTTCATCGCATCGAGTGCACCCGCATAGCCTTCCGTGGAATTCCTTCCGTAAGTCTCGTACAGGTTGGAAAGCAGCTGGGCAAGCTCATTGTCACCCTTCATGCGGTCCCTTACCTTGCGCATCAGTTTCGACGCGGCCAGCGACTCGGAGCTCCCCATGTCGCCACGGGTCGACTTGCCGGGCATGGAGCGCAAGGCGATCATCTTCATGACTTCGGGAGGTATTTCGGCCTGGGAAGAATACTTTCCCTTCAACGGGTCGGGCACCGGCACCTTCTCGACGAACTCGCCAAGCTTAAGGATCATGTGGGCGAATGCCGTGCTCACCTTGGACACTTCTTCCCACGTACCCTTCATGACACTGAGGGAATCGAGCATCTTGACGATCTCGTCAGCAATACCCACGGCCTCGGCAGGGACGTTGTCCCTGCACCACGCCTTGATATCACCGATGACTTCCTGGGTCATTTCCGCCCATCCTTCGGCCGACTTCTTGGTAAGACGGTGCACATGGCCGTTCGGATCGTCAACATCATGTTCTTCCAGGGGTACCTTCTGCAACATGTAGTCGGATGCCAGCACCACGAGTCGGTCGGCCCATGCGCTTGCGAACTTGGACGCGATGAAGTATGCGCCCTTCTCGCCATCTGCGGTGAGGCGTTCCCAGTTGTTCAATGCGTCATCAATAGTCACGGCACAGTTGATAACACCGGATTCATTGATGCCGGCAGATACGGATTCCTTGTCGGCAAGCGAAATCGCCATCTCGCTGTCACCCGACTGGCCCACCCTGATCGTATCGAACCCGAGCATGCCGGTCAGCCCGCGGTAAGTATTGTATCCCGGTGTAGCTTCCCAGTCTTCCATCTTCTCGCCGACAACATCGTTCAGGTCGCTGCCGGAATCTTCAGGTGCGGCCACGCCGGCAAGTTCTTCCTCGCCGGCAGCCTTGGACAGGTCGACTTCCGGTTCGCCGACGTTACGGCGCAGTCCTGTATCAACGAAGCCACGTTCAAGCAGGCCCGGTTCAAGATTGCCGACCCTCTCTGCTGTCTTTCGGCAGCTGTCGACCGCGCTCATCAGCACGCCAAGTGCCAGACGATCGCTTTCGCTGTTCCCGAGACCGACCATGTTGCGGATAGCCTTGAAGTCGGTTCCGCTGTTACTGAGCTTCTGGATATCCTCGAGCAGGTGGAGTGACTTGCCGAACCATCCGCTGCTGTCACTTGCGGACTTCTTGAGGTTCTCTATGCTGGTTTCAATGCGGCCATACGAGACAGGCGGCTTGATACCGTTGATTGAATACTTCTCGCTACCGGAATCTATCATGCCGATGAGCTTCCTGGCGAACGAATCCTTCGAGATTACGCCACGCAAGATACCGTACGCGACCGATGCTGCCTCGGCATTGCCGTCAGTTGCATCCATGGCGGACTTGATGGAGCTGTCGGTTACGGCATCATCAAGCAGACCGGACGCCTTTGCATCGGTTTCCACCTGCCGGAGTATCTTGGAACCTTCTACCGGGTTGCCTACTGCGACATGGAGACCCTTGGCCACACGGTCGAGCACATTATTGACAACAGCCTCGCGTGCGGCATGCGTGGCATCGGTCTCGTCGAATTCGCCAATCGGCTGGTCGAATGATGCCCCATCCACAGAGAGACGGTTATTGAAACTGTACCGGCCTCCATTATAGCTGCTCACCATGCGGAGGCCGGAATATCCGTAGCCGCTTACCACCTTGGTAACCGCATCGAGCAGGTCATTCACGTATTCACGCAGGTCCCTGGCGATAGACCTGGAGTCGTTCCCGTAAGTATCGGAGAGGACCCCCGGGACATCCTCGGTATCGATCATGTTGAAGAAATCGGTCATATATGCGGCAGTAACCATGCCGACCGTACGTTCGTCGGCATCCCCGGCTGCTTCACGGGCGGCCGCGAACTCAGCCGACTTCTCGGCAATACGGCCAATAATTGCCTCGGAACTCATCGGAGTCATCAACGTATCAGGATTACCCATCACGTACATATAGGCATCGCGCTGGGCGAACTGGTCGTCACTGCCACTGCCTTCGTTTCCGTAATACGACGAAATGAGACCGTTATAGTACTGCAATGCCGACAGCAGGATGTAATTGCGCAGGTCGGCATCGGTCATCTTCCCGAGCACTTCCTTTACCTTGGCATCCCGTTCTTCCGGGGTCATATTTTTCTTGGCCCCGGAAATTACGGCACCCCTGGCCTTGCCGTCCATTTCATTGAATTTATGAAGTTCAGCCTCATCCATACCGCGGGTAGCGATTGCAATCTTCTCCTCATTCGTCATCGACTGCCATGCAATGCCGTCAAAGAGGTCCCGCTTGTTGTCAAGCGAATTGATGTCGCCGGCAATTTCAAGCATTTCTTCCCTAGTAAGCGGCTTCGTCTTCGATGCGGCAATGTCGGGCGAACTAAGTGCGCTCCGAGAAGCGACACTATGCATTGCGCCTGCAATCTGGGGCTGTGCGGATTCCTTGCGGGCAGCAACGGTTTCCTCGCTTTCGCCGATATCGTATTCCGGTCGGTTGTCAACCATCTTGGTGAACGGCACGATGCCTTCCCAGATGGCATAGATCGGATACGAAGTGTCGGGGTCGTTATAGTCGACCAGTTCGGGACGTTCGTAGTCATGCAGCTTCTTCTTGTCCATCCTGGAGAAGGTTTCCTGGATGCCGTCAAGGTCAACAGTGAACTTGTCACCCTTGCCCGGCATGCCGCCGATCTCCGGATGTTCATCCTCCACCACGATAAATTTTTTCCTTAACGGGTTGAATGCGTCGGTAATCTTGCTGGTAATATTACCTACCGCGACACCGGTCCTGCGGTGACGGATTTCGGTGCCGCTTCCCGAGATGCTCGGAAGCCGGCTGTACAGTTCATCGTTCTTGTACTGGAATACATGGCGCAGGATGTTGTCGGCGATCTTCCCGTACTCTTCCGACGCGCGGTACTTCTTTACTTTCCCGATTGCATGTTCCCTGACCATCTTGGCGGTCGCCGTGTCCGGGACTAGTTCGGTACGGATGAACTCGTTGATTTCGTCCGGCGTGGCAACACGGTTGAACCCGAGCGCAGAAGATATGATCGAATAGCCCGCATTCTTCATGTCTTCGGACATGCCGTCGGTGACAAATACGTTACAGTCGCGGGCAAACATCGGGATGATGTTTTCCGGGGCGACCGGGGCGCGGACAAGGTCGTTCCGTTCGTCTACGTCAAGCGGCACGTATTCCGCGGCATCGGATCCGGTGCGGCGTTCACGCTTCCGTGCAACCCGTCCATTGTCGGATACCCATTCCTTGGCGTAGTTCATCGCGTCATCAATCTTAAGTTTTTCCGGCATCTTTCCGGTATTTTCGGCATCTACAGCAGCTGCAAGTACGTTGTCACCGTAGTGTTCAGACATCTTGCACGCCACGTATGCCATTACTTCGTCGTCGGTAACCCTGCCGGAACGTTTCGGGTCGGCAACGACAACGGTGCCGTCAGGCAACGGGTACTTGAAGCGAAGGTCGGACACGTATTCTGACTTTGCGGAATCCTTGATGTTCTTCAGACTGTCCAGTAGACGGAAGTCAGTATTCTTCGGGGCGGCATACTCGAAGGTGTCGATAAGGTCAGTCTCGAAAGTCTTTCCTACGTCGTCCTTGAGAATATCGGGGGAGGTAAGGTACTTGGCAACCACGTCGGCACCCTCCGCAATATCCTCCACCCGGTCCATTTCAACTTCGCTACGGAACTTGGCGGCCTTGCGCAGGCGTTCCGGAATGCCGCCGTCCTTGTTTATGGCCGTATCCGGCTTAAGGATGTGCCTGGCACGGTCATATGTATAACGGCCCTTGCCCGACATGGCAATGTTCACCGCATCGAAGTATTCCGGATCATCTTCACGATGAAAGCAAGCATAGATCACAGCAGCCAGGGACGGGGCGAATACCTGCTTCCTGGTTTCGTTAACGGGTCGATAGGAAACACCGGCCGACTTGCTTGCCGGGAATACCATCGCCAGGGGCTTCACCAGCCACATTGTTCGGTTCAGGCCGCTAATCGCGCTGGTATCGGACTGGGTAGCCTCGAATATCGGGAAGTCTTCTTTCATCATAGCCTCGTCTTAGTATGACTGCTCCCTTTAAGGGATTCAATTTTTCGCAAGCAGTTTATATCGTTTGCTCCAATTTGGAACCATCCGGACCCCGACTTTTCCATGCCCGACGCTATAAACTGCAATCCGAGGTTTGCCACTATGCCGCAGTTAGCAGTAACGAACAAAGACACTATCAAGAAGAACTTCAAGCTGTACGACCCGAACGAAGTCAAGCACTGGGACTTCATCGACGGCGATCCCGATGTATGGGAGGCCGCGTTCATCCAGATGGCCAACGCGGGCGTACCGCAGGACATCATCAACAAGGCATATAACCGCATACGTGTCGATTCGTCGGCATTTTCGGCAAACCCGGTGGCACTGACACTTCTCGGACAGTTCAAGCTTGCCACCCCGCCTGAAGAAATGACGCTGGACTCGGTGATGGAATGGATTTCCGATGCGTTCGGCATCATATCGGGAGAATCCGACTTTCCCCATGACGTGGCGCTTGAGGCAATCGAAACGGATTCCCCAGAAAATTTTGCCGCGCTGGGAACAATGTCCCTTTTCGAACCAGGGCTTGACCTAAAATCCATCAAGACCGGTGACGCGGAACTGATTGCGGATGCCGGAAACCTGGCATACAAGTGTGTCAACGGCAAACTACCCTTCACGTCGGACGCGGCAAGTCTGATAAACAAGATGCTCTCCGGCGAAATGGGCACCATGACCACCAAGGAACGTGGCATCTACGCCCAGGCCCACCCGGAATCAGACGTCGCACCGGATGAAAATAAGTCACGCCATGCGCTTCCGTCATCGGCAACCGGCAAGCCGTTTGAAAAGCTTGACTGGAAAACACTGAATTTCAAAAATCCGGAAAAAACTGAAGAAAAGGAAGAACTGCCAAAGGTTCAGGAAATGCCCAAGGTGGCCGAAGAACCCAAGGCGGACGAATTCCCAGATGCGACAGAAAAGGTTCATACAAAACAAGCAGAACCGGCCAGATTAGCGGAAGATGCAAAGAATGCCGAGGACGCCCGCAAGGCTGCCGAGGCCGAAGCTGCAAGACTGTCAGAGGAAGCACGCAGGGCACAAGAAGAGAAACTGGCGGCAGAGGCCGAAAAGGCACGTCTGGCAGAGGAGGCACACAGGGCATCCGATGCGGAAAAGGCACAGCTGGCGGAAAAGTTGCAGGCGGCGGAAGATGCCCGCAAGGCCGCCGAGGCCGAAGCTGCAAGACTGGCAGAGGACGCACGCAAGGCCGACGAGGCACGGCAAGCCGCCGAGGCCGAAGCTGCAAGACTGGCCGCCGAGGCACAGAAAGCGAATGAAGCGGCACCCAAGACACATGAAGAAAACCGCCCCATCCCGGATGCGATCAAAAAGGCACTGGGTGTCACACAGGTCATTGAAAGGAAACCGGAAACCAAGGAAGCCTCATCGGAAGTTCAGCCAATAAAACCGGATGTCGAGCAGAAACCCGAACATGAAGAAACACTCGAGCCGTCCCGGCTGCCTTCCGGTCTCCCGGCACGCAAGGTGACCATCCCCCAGAGGGTGCTCGCGGAGATATTCGCGCATGCGGCATCCAGGGAGCAGGTGGAGGACGCGGTCCGCATGGTCGAACAGGACATCGCGGACAACACGCCCAACGCCCAGTTCCTCAACCGTTTCGTCCCGGGTGTCACCCAGGATGTCGTCAGGGACATACTGACCAACAGGACCCCGGGCGGCAGGTACATCACACGCTCCACGGGCAAGACAGGCGACTCCATCCCGCACACCAACCTTACCGGCGGTACCACGTATACATCGGGTACCCGGACCAGGCAGGTGGGCCCGGTCGAGGTACCTCCCGGATTCTCCCAGGAGAACTCGTCGGTGATGTGGGACGAGCCGGTCATCACGACCATGGGATACCCGTTCATCAACTACGGCGCCCCGGAAATATACACCATCCTTAAGGGAAAGGACGAGGACAAGGTCAAGGAGGCATACCGGAAGCTCAAGAAGCAGTTGAAGAAGGTAGGTCTCGACTCCCCGATCAAGGTACTGAAGGACTTCCGCAACTCGAAGGGCGTCCAGTGCGCCCTCAACCGGATCACCGTGGACGCAGACGACCTCCTGGAACAGGGGAACGCCAACGTTATCGCCACCGTATACCCGAGGGCCACGTCCTCCCTCCAGGCTCCCATCGGCAACGTGCCTCTCACCCGCGACTTCATAGTCGAGATGTACAGGGTGCTGTCCCCGACCAGGGGTGCCCGTATCTACATGGACACGCTGGGGATGACCGAGGACGAATATGCCGACACGCTGAACCGGGAAGGCAACCCGCCCGTCTATATCTTCATCCCGAAGGAGAAGCTCGGGTTCAGGAAGGCCCCCGCCGGGTTCATAGCCCGCCTTTTCACAGGGAACAACAAGCCGACCCTGGTAGAGGCCAAGATAGGCACCCATTCTGGCGGGTTCGTGATGCCGTTCAGGACCACGAGGCTGCTGTTCACTGAAATTTAGGATAGTTTAACGGCATGATAACAATAAAGGACATCGCCTGCGTGGCATACGGGTGCATCCTGGGCAACTGGCTCAGGAACCTGTTCAGCATGTTCTGCCATCATCCGGGAGGCGAGCACCGGTTCGTGGTCGTCGCCCAGACGACCACGGGCGACTACATCAAGGTCCTGGAGACCGACACCAATTCCGTGGCGCTCGACTTCGAGGAACAGATCGACAACGATACCGACGCAATGACAGGGTTCGTCTTCGACCGGCTGTACCCCGGGGACAAGGCGGAACTGGAAGAAATCGAGATCCTGGACAGCGTCCCCATGGATACGGAAGAACGCGACAAGCTCCTGTCCATCATGCACGAGGCCAGGAAGTACTGGTAGGGCATATATGGCATTCAGAAAACGTCTTGGTTGGTTACTTACATTGGTAGCGTCGATCGTCGCGCTCCCGTTCGTGCTGGTTGCATTCATCATCAGCATGACGGCACTCGGAATCTACTGGCTTTCTAGGGTGGCATTCCTCCCAGCGTTCGTTCTGTACGGACTTGCGGCGATGGCCAACAAGTCCGCCGAGAAGGAATACCTCCGCAATCCTATCATTATTCTCTCCGACTGGTTCCTGAACAGGTCCGAGTGGAAAGGAAACGACAGTAAACCGTCGCCTGAACCCGTGACTGAACCTGTACCGCCCATGCCGCCGATGATGCAGGATCCGATAATGTCCGGGTTCGGGATGCCAGGAATGGGGATTCCCGGAATGGATATGCCCGGAATGGATATGCCGGACAGTACGCCGGTCGAACAGCAGCAGCCGGAAATTTAAGTTTCCCCTATAAACTGTAGCTAAAAAGTACCAGGTGGTTCATCATGGTTTCCAAGAAGCTACAAGACAAGTTTTACGCCGCGCTCGAATCTATGAAGGACGGCAAGAACGACTACATCCTCGAGGCACTCATGGCCGGCGCAAAGGCGACCTTCGAGAGTTTCGGTAATCCGGGCTATGTCGGAAAGCTGCATGCCGACGTTCCCGAAGAGAAGGACGATCCCTATTCCGAAGATAGGCACGAAGCTGGCACCAACTGGCCTTCCAAGGACGCAATCGCCAATGCGGCCGACGACGTCAAGGTCCCGCTCGCCGAGGAGGACATGCTCGTGCTGTCTCACGACCCGAGCACCGAGGACGAGGATGAGACCAGGGACCTCGTCGACATCTTCGACGACCGTTCTGGCAGGCGCTTCCCGACCTACCGTGGCCAGTTCTACGAGAAGGACTATCCGGCAGTGGCCGAGGCCATCGACAAGCTTGGCAAGACCATCGGCGCAATGAAGCACAAAGGCAACGAGGCCATGGTTGAATCCATTCAGGCCGCATATGCAGCCTGCTTCAGGTAGTGCATTTCCCGTTGAAAGAAAGGACGGCCGCGAGGCCGCCCTTTTCATATAGTTTCCTGGCATGAGCATCTACGTAGTAGGATCAAGACACAACAATTTCCTGGAGCTCGACGAGGGAAGGGAAAAGTTCTTAGTGGACGTTCCCCACACGGGGGACAATATCGACAGCCTGAACCCGTGGTACTGCGAGCTTACCGCACTGTACTACATGTGGAAGCACTCGAATGCCGGCATCATAGGTCTGGAACACTACCGTCGGTTCTTCGCAAACGTGGACAACAAGGGATGGTCACGGCTCACCAAGGACCAGGCCAACGGGCTTCTCGACAAGTCGGACATCATCGTCACCGAGTTCTTCCACCGGAAGGACTACTCGGCGTTCATGTGGTTCGCCGATGCCAAGTACATGAAGTGGCTCGATATCTTCCTATCCGTGCTGGAGGATACCGAAAGGAACCTCGGCACCAGGTTCGCGGAGTACCTGAAAGGCCCCTCCCTCATCCAGTGCAACATGTTCATCGGCAAGAAGCCGCTCCTGGACAAGTATTGCAAGGACCTGTTCAGCCTATTGAAAAGATATGACGGGAAGGCCGGCCTGGACGACAGCAACCGGCGGGTCGACGGTTACATCGCCGAACACTTCTTCGGATTCTGGCTCTCGCTGGCTAATGCCCGGATGTCCAAGGTACCGAAACTGGAACTCAGGTACCTGAGGACCGGGATTCCGGAAGGCGAAAAAATCAGAACAATCTACTAACAGAAAGGCCATCTCTCGCGAGAGATGACCTTAAATTTTAAGTTTCATCAGGCTTGAAAATCGGATCCTCGACTGCATCCTCGAGGTCGTACAGCAGGTTGTCCGGCTTCTTGACGTTCAGGCCGGGCATTTCCGGAAGTTCGCCTGTTTCCGGCTGTTCCTCCGGTTCCTCGGGAACCGGTGTTTCGGCCGGTTCATTGACCGCCTGTTCCACGTTACCGTTCTCGATCACTCCCGCAAGTGCTTCCAGTGACTCCTGTGCCTCCGGTATCTTCACCGGGTTGAGACCTTCCATCTTGGGGATGGCGTTCTTGTCACTGACCACCTTCTTTGTACCCGGAATCACTTCCGGATTCTTTCCGGTTTCCGGTTCGGCAGGCTTGTTGAACAGATCAGGGTTCCTTTCGGCCTTGGGTTCAGCCTTTTTCTTCTTTGCAAGTGGACCGATGTCGACATCGTCAGGCGATTCCTTGGGGAACTTCGCGTTCCTCGCGTCCTTCATTATCGTTCCCGCGTTGGTGAGCATGCCCTTAAACGATGCGGCCAGGTGCTTGCATATCGTATGCCTGCGTTCCGGGTCCCTTACGTCCGGGGGTATGTCTGAACCGGCGTTGCCGTGTCCCTCCTCGAACCCGTCGTGCAGGTGGGACATGTTGTATGCGGCGCCCGAGTACTGGAAGTCCTTGCAGGGACAGAAGCACTTCACGTCCGAATTCTTCAACGCGTCCACCCTGGACCTCAGGTCACGGACGTTGTTCGCGACGGCGAACAGGGACATCCCCTTCGGTTTGACGGAAATGAAGCACTCGTACACGGTGCCCGGGTCCGACTGGGACGGCACGTGCCACCGGATGACCGCGTCCCCGGAAGGATTCCTGGTGATGCCGGAATAGTGGTACTGCAGGCGCCTTGCACGGTCGGCGCGGCCGGAATCCAGCGGTGCCGCGAATTCCCCCATCGTGCCTTCCATGAACGCCCGGATACGGCTCTGTATCAGCGACTTGAGCATCTAGCCGACCTTGAACAGGGCCTCGGCGGTGTCCTTCTTCATGATCATGCCGGCCTTGTGGCCGTCCAGGACCATGGTTATCATCTGGTAACCGTTCGCGGCATCCTCGTCGGACCAGTGGTCGACTTCCTTGGGCTCGCTCTTCGGCTTCAACAGGTAGAACGGCGGATGGCCGTTCTCCTTGATGTACATGGCGAGCTCGCCCATTGCCTTGGTAATGCCATCGGCTTCCTTGGCTTCGAGTTCCTTCCTGGCACCGCTACCGAGAAGAGGGATCTTGCTCAGGAGCTTCTTGCCGGCAGCTGCAGCGGCATCGCCGAGACCCTTGCCCGCATTGTCGCTCTTGGCATTCACTTCGGCCATGGCCTTTGCATAGCTCTTGAAGGACGCCTTCGGGTCGACCACGCTGTAGAATGCGGAAAGATGGGACATCGGAACCTGGACCGACTTGTTCAGGTCGACCAGGACACCGCCGCTTACCCCGAGCGGCGTAACCTTCACCAGTTCCCCGCTGTCGCCCGACTTGCCGTCGAGTTCCTTGTACATCACGACCAGGTTGTTCCTGCGGCACGCGGTGCCCTTGTTCTGGGCGATGCTCTTCAGGACGTCGACCGGGTTCTTCAAGGCGTTGGCTATATCGGAAATAGGTCCCTCGACAAGCACCTTGCCGTCCGAATTTACGCCTTCGGTACTGATGCGGACATCCTTGTCGGTCTTGGCTTCCTTCTTTCCGCCACCCAGGCCAAGCGTACCGGAAATCCCGATACCGAGTGCCTTCGCCACGTCCGGGTCGGCACCGAGCTGCTTCTTGAACGCCTTGTAGGCGCGCTTCTGCTGCTTGGGGTCCGGTGCACGGAGCATGTCGCGTACGAGCGGTGAGGTAAGGTTGACCATCGGGAACCCGTAGTCCGTGATGAGCGCGTTGTCCCATTCGGAATCGTCGATTTCGACGTTGAAGGCGTCCGGGACTTCCACCTGTCCCACGATCTGGGACAGCGCCTTGGAAATCTCGCTCTTCTGGGACACCGACGCGGCGTTCTCGCCCTTGTCGGTCAGCTTGCCGGATTCCTTGAGTTCCTCGTACTTTTCCGGTTCCAGTTTCTGCACGATGCCGAACACTAGATGGGAAGTCCCGTTGGGCTTTCTAGTCAGCTTGGAATAGTATTCCTCGTCTTCCTCAGCCTTCTTGTGAACGTAGGCAAGGGTCTTTTCAGTCAGTTCATCGAGACCAATGGATTCCAGGGTCTTCTTGATAGTTTCCTCGACTTCCTTCCTGTTGGGGTCGTTATCTGCCCTGAGCTGCCTTGCGGTCGCGTCCTTCTCATTCTTTACCCTTTCGGCAATCCCATTGTCGGATGCAATCACACGGTTTACCAGGGCCTTCAGCTTGTTTTCGTCACTGGATGCGGGAATGATGTTCTTGCCGGCATTCTTCTTGACGTCGGCATTGACAAAGTTCTTGAACAGTTCAGCCACGTCGCCCTTGAGCTCGTCCGTCATCAGTCCGCATGCATCATTGATGTACTTGGTACCGGAGTCGATAATGGAACTGACCACCTTTTCCGGATCAAATGATTTTCCTTTAGGATTGGATGTCCTACGGGCTCTTTTCTGCTTGGCGACCTGCACTTCAGCTGCTCCGGTGTCGTTCTTCGGTTCAGTGGATTCAGCCGGCTTGGCGTTGGCATCCGGGCCCTCCATCAGTGGAGACATGATTCCGAACTCGACCAGGGACTCGGCGAGCATCCTCGCTGCCGAGTTGTCGCACTCGAACATTACTGTCGAACTTTCCATCTCGGCCCCGGTATCCTCCATGATGGACATGAACGGGGCGAACGATTCAATATCATTGATACTGTACTTCAAGAATTCCATGGGACTACCCGGTTAAGATACTTTTCCCGCAGTTTATAAGGAGGGGCATATGAAACTGGAGGAACGCGGGTCACACGGGGTACATGGAACTATAAACTATGGACATGGATTGGTCGGTTGGACATACGGTTACTGGATTGATTGATTGCCGTGAGGCAATCAATCAATCAATCAATCAATCAATCAATCAATCAATCAATCAATCAATCAATCAATCAATCAATCAATCAATCAATCAATCCCGCGTAGTTAGTACAGGGAATTGTTCTGGTTTTGTGCCAGGCCTCACCATGAGGTCTGGTCTTTATTTTTATGGAGGAAATTATGTCTAGCTTCCTGGACTCCACTGGCCTTTCACGGCTCGTATCGAAAATAACCGACTACTTCGCAAAGAAGGACGGCACCTATCCGGATATGACGGTAGGCAATGTAAGTAATGTAGTGCCAATCACAAAATTGCCGACAGCTAGTTCGGTGACAAGTGGCGACACCACGCACGTGCCGACTGCTGATGCAGTGTATAATTCGTTAAATGAGTACGTCTATTTGAACAAAGAGTACTCTGCATCGTATAATAGAGGTAAAGTTGCATCATTAACTTGGAGTGGCTCTTTAGATAACGCATTGTTTGAGATAGATTTTACATACTCTCCAAATAACAATACTATACAACGAGTTCACGTTGTATTGAATATAAGTGGATCAGTTTCAAATCCTACAGTAGAAGTCTTCTCTTGCGGCTTCATCAACAAGCAGTACAACAAGCTATCTAACTCTAAAGTTGGATGGTTTTACTCATCTGGCGAGCAAAACGTTCAGTTATGGTTTAAAGGAAGCGATAGCGCACAATCTGTATCTGCAAAAATAGCAATCCACGGATATAAAGCAAGTGCTGCAATTTCTGTAAACGCATTCTTCGTATCTAGTACTAGTTGGTATGCTCCTGATGCGAACACAGTACTGGTTTATCAAAATATGTTTGTTCCAAGTGCTATCGGTTCACCATCCGTCCCGGTATATGTAGATGCTAGTGGGGAGGTGAAACCCTGCTATGTTGTAAGAAGATACAGCTCCTGGGCAAACTCGGTTCGATTCACAAAATCATTAAGTGCTGCCTGGAACGACGGTCAGTCTGTAGTAATAACAAGTGCTGCGTGGCGTCATCATAAGACTATGTTCAGCGTATCATTTGTTATCAGTGGAACAATCACTGCGTCAAATCCTTTGGGCACCGAAGGGTCAGTGAGAATTGTTCGTATGAACAATAATATTGGAAACCCACCTTCGATATATTACAGAGTTACTGATGACGTAGTAGAATTTGTCCTCCATGGTATGAATGGATTGAGTACTAATTGTCCTATCTATGTTGATGAATACGGGATAAGTACAGCGTTGTCTGCTGATTGGAGTAGCAGTGGGTATAGTCTCATAACCAATCCTACAAGACTTACACCTAATTTCACGACATTCTAATCGAGAAGGTACCATCAACTATGTAATTACGGAACAGCTCGATGTAGCTGCTACACCGCGTACGCGTACGCCTCGGCCACGCGTTCCTCGACCCCCGCGCCCCATCCGCACCTCATGCCCACCTCGACGCACGACGGCATCTCGGCCATGACGGTGCGCTCGTCCGGATCCAGGATCACCACCTCCTCGGCGGTAGTCGTGGGTATCCCGAACCTTTCCAGCTCCCGGTCGACGATGGCCTTCACGGCCCCCAGGCGTCCCGCGGGCACGATGAGCTCGTCGTGCACCGTGCAGTACGGGCACCCGACCTCCGACTTCACCGCCGGCACAACCACGTCGAACACGAAGCTGCTCTCCATCCTCTGCATCTCGTACGCGAGCGCCCTGTAGTTGTCCCGCTTCATGTGGTCCACCATGGCCAGCAGCTTCGGCCAGTGTTCCTCCCAGACCCTCCGGCAGGCCGTCCACCTCGGGTCGCAGCCCGGCGAGAGCTCCACCCCGGCGAACAGGGTCGACAGGAACGCCTTCTTCGCCTCGTCCCTGGTAATGGGATCGACACCGAGGTCGCGCCCCAGGTCCGCCTCCAGCTCCCAGTCCATGTTCATCTCGTCCACGAAGAACTCGTACAGGCGTTTTTCTTCCAGCTTCGACCGGAAGTCCCGGTACTCCCTCTCGCACTCCTCCCGGCCTATCGTGCCCGGGTACCCCGCGTCCACGTTGACGAACGACTTCCTGTTCCTTCCCAGCACGGCACTGTCACCGTGCAGCCACGCGCCCAGGATGTGGCAAAGGAACGAGCCCTGGCTGCTCTTGATGTCCACCGCCCCGACGGCCTCCCCGTCGCACTCCATGGCGCCGAGCCTCACGCACTTCTTCATGCTGGTAACGTTGGTGTGCACGCGCCCGTAGTCGTCCCTGACCACGTACAGCGCGGTCTCGCTATCGTGCATCCCGTTGAAGCGGTCGACCTTCTCCATCTCGTTGGCCAGTTTCCGGCGGCTGACCTTGCCATGCTTCTCCTCGAGATCGGCCCTCAGTGCCCTCTCCGCCTTCTTCCTGTTGATCCGGAAGTGCGCCAGGTTCGCGTGGGCGTCCGCCACCACCGGGTCTTCCATCTGAGACTCCTTTCTCTCCTTCGCGCACTTCTCCAGGCGCTTCAGTAGCACCCTGTCGGTCAGCTTCACCTGGGCGAGGTAGCCAACCTTCATTCCGTCCCTGCCGTACAGGTGCCTGACGTCCCTCACGAAGCAGTAGCTGCGGAGCATGAAAGAGTATTCCTCGCTGAACCATACCGCCTTGCACCGGCCCGGGATCTCGTTGTCCGGGTCCGACTTGCAGTAGGAGGTGCCCCTGCACAGGACGCCCCACTTCTCCAGGTTGGATAGAACCTCGACGTACTTATGGCCCATGGAGCCGTCCATGATACGGGAGTACAGCCGGCAGAACCACTCGTTGCTCCTGGGCGGCCTCTTCGTCGCCAGGTAGTTCGAGTGGTAGGCCTTCATCATGCCCTTGGTCACCCAGTTCACCATAAGGCGGTAGTAGTCCCAGTCGCCCTCGGGAACGCCGTTGGCCACGAGCAGCTCGCGGATCGGCTTGCGCATCCTGCTCAGCAGCCTCACCTTGTACTCGAACTTCTCCTTGCGGCGTCTCTCCGGCATTCCCCGTACCCAAAAAAGAAGCGGCACCCCGATGTCCTTTATTGCAATCTCCAAGAACGTTCGGGGTGCCACAAACTGGCTTGAAACTCTTTTCCGGGAGGAGGAGATTGCTTTTCCTTCCGCTTTTCACCACCAGCTTATATGGTGGATCCAAAAATTTTATCTGGCCTTCCAGTCTCTCCTTAAAACTTTCCGGCCTATCTTGACACAAAAATTACGAAATTCTTCCGAAAACGGCAAGAGGTTATTACGGAAAAATATTGTAAAATTTTGTTTAAATTTACTCTCAAGGACGTCCGCAGCCACCCGTGCCCCCTGTGCCCGGGGTTCCCGGCCGGACACGACCGACCTTTTTTCATGGCCCGTTCCATGGCCCGTTTCATGGCCTGTTCCGCGTGGGATCCGTCCCGGCACGGCCCCCGGTGTCGTCCGGGTCCCCGCGGAACCGGATGGCAACCGTGGGCAACCGGTACACGGACGTCCCCGGCTGCTGGTCCGCGGTCTTCGTGAACCGTTTGTAAACTTTTCTAAACTAAAATTTGCTTGTACCTTGTTGCCTCCGATGCACCGATGCCTTGCGCCGCGAGGAGGGGAGGGAGGAATGTTGGCTGCGCCAATAGACTTCGTAT